TCCGCAACCAAGCCCAGATTCAACAGAATGATTGGGCACTTCAGGATGCTGCATTGAACCGCCAAAAGCAACAGGCGGCGCAGCAGCGTGAAGACATCCTGGCCAAGTTCGGCTCGCCCGCAGCCTACTCTCGCGCCCTCAACGGATACGCCTAATGCAGTCGCCATACACGCAATACCCCGGCGGGCACCAAGACGTTCTGAACGCTCTCCTGCAGGGTTCGCAGGCAGCGGAGGACATGGCCGTGGCGAAGCGGCAGTCGGAGCTTGGTAAGCAGGCCAAGCAGTTCGCCCAGCAGTATGCCTTGCAGGGATTGCAGAATGACATTCAGTCGCAAGGCCAGCGCAACAATCTGATGCAGGCCCGCTTGGATGGTGTCTTCGGTCCAGCTGGCAACATTTTGCGGGGGCTATCCACTTGATCTCACAACCAAAGATCAACGCCAACTTCAACAATGACTACGCCAACGCCATTGCGATGGGCGATCCTCGTTTGCAGATGAAGCAGATGGATCGCGGAGGCATGTCACGCGGGGCTGGTCAGCTGAGCAACGCTGGCATGCAGGGCGCGCAGAAGATTGCCGATGGTATTGCGCAAGCGTACAGCACCAAGCAGCAGGCGCAGGACTACAACAACGCTTACACCTTGCAGAACCAGCAGGCCGACGACACTCAGCAGCAGGCACTGCAAGGTCTTCTCCAGCAGCAGCAATACAACAACCAGATGGCCGCACAGCAGAGACAGAATTCTGCGATGAATTTTGCGACTTCGATCCTTGGAGGCTTGCTTAACTAATGGCTCGCATCGACTTTGACCTAGACGACCTGACGCAGGCCGGACTGAAGCGCCTTGTGAAGCAGCTTCTCGCAGCCAGCGACGAAGACGAAAAGAAGATCGTCGCCAAGCTGGGCAAGCAGAGTGCCTCCGAAGAGAAGGCCGAGGGCAAGCCCCACAAGCAGAAGAACGACCTTGCCGACCTAGACGAAGAGATGCACGGCAAGCCCAACACGCCGATGGTGACCGAAGACGATATGCCGTTTAAGGGCGACGACGAACTGCCGGATGTACCCAAGGGGAAGAAGCGTGGCTAATCCTGTGCGATGGTTGGACGATCTGATTTCCAGCGGCGCAAGCGGCGTGAACTCTGTCTGGCTGAAGCGTGCCGCTGACGCTGGCCTAATTAAGCCGGGAATGTCCGCAGACGAGATTCACCGCGCCGTCGCTGGCATGGCGGCACCTGCTCCTGCCCGCCAGATGCAGCTTCCTCTCCGCGGCGACGATGCTGGCGATAGCGTCCGCTCATTGATCCCGTACGACAACGGTGCCCGCGGGTTTCAAATGGGCGCGAACACAACCACCACCCCTGCCCTTGGCATGTCTCCTGGGAGGGAAATGATCCCCACTGACCTTGTTGGTCTGGGCGGGCCATCGCAAAAAAGAATCGGTACGACCGCTGGCACTTTGTCCGGTGACCCCAGTGGCGTGCCCCGAATCACCGGACCCGCTGCCCGCGGCCTGCCGTCGCCATCTAGGGCTGGCCTCCCGGCACCGGCTCAGCGTAGCCTCCCGGCACCTACTGCGGTGCGTGACCGGCAGGCAGTCGATGAGATTGCCAGCCAGTTTGACAACGTGATGGGTGGGCGTGCCCCGACTGCTGCACCAACGCTCGCCCCAAGCACTGGTGGCATACCCGCGTGGGCCAAGGCTGCGGCAGGTGCTGGCCTAATCGGTGCCGGGGCTACTGCTTACAACATGATGCCCAAGGGAATGCGAGCCAAGGAGTCGGAGGCCATTGGCGAGTTGGACAGCACCGATGGCACCGCGGATCTCGTTGAAGAGAGTCGCCCTGCTCCCAAGGTGGAAGCCACCCAGGTCAGCCCGCGTGACCAGGCCCAAGCTCTTATTGCTCAGCTAAACCAGATGCGACGGGCAGCAGGCGGCGAAGTGCCCGAGGCGGCACAGATGATGCAGGAGATCAATCGGCTCATGGCGATGAGCAACCAGAGCCGTAACGCCATGACTCCGCAACAGGCGCAGGGATCCAGTGATCCGCACATCCAAGCCCAGGCTCTCATCGCCCAGCTGAATCAGATGCGGCAGAAGGCAGGCGGCGAAGTACCGCAGGCCCAGCAGATCATGGCAGAAGTCAGGAGGCTCCAGTCTCTTGGCGACCAACAGCGCAACGCAGCACAGACCCGCTAGGAGTTACGATGGCAGTCGATCTTAGGCCCAGTAGAGTTGATCCCGTCTTCGCCGCCGATACTCCGATTACCCCAGACCCACCTCTCGGTGCGAAGGGTTCGTCTAAGGGCTACGCAACACGCGAGGCAATGATTGCTCGCCTTGTCGCGGCTGGCTATACGGCCGCGGAAGCCGCCAAGGCTGTGGACGCAGAGCTTGCGCGCAGCGGGCCGAGGCCCGAAGGCATGTGGGCACAGGACAACAGTCCCGCTGGGATGGCCAACCTGCGGCAGGGCATTGCTAATCAGCGTGCTAGCGAGCGCCGGATGGGCATCTTTGAGGACAACTACAACGCGGCGACAGGTGCCCCCGCCAAGCCAGATATTGCACCGCCACAGATGGCTCCCGACCAAGTTCCGCTGACTGCCCAGCAACTGAGAGATATGGGCTACAACCCATACACGGAGCCTGGGGTCAACATGCCCGATGGCACCCGTGCGGCGCGGCCACGGCAGCTTATGACTGAGAGCGAAGCCGCCGCCTACAACACGCGCGAGCAGAATGGGCCGGGGTGGTATAAGCCATCCGGCCGCGACGAAGCGATGATGGCCCGCGGATATGTGCCCGTTATGAACCCAGACGGCACGGTGTCGTATCGTCTCGGCCCAGGCGGCGAGGTCGATGGCTTGCCTGGCACTCCCGGGCGTGGCGGTTGGCGTGAAGACTTGGAAGCTCAGATGATGAAGGCGGATGGCACGCCTATGGTGGATGCGAATGGCAACCCGATCCGGCGCTTCCGCGTAGAAAGCATGCCTGGGCCGTTGGCCGAAAACAATTCTGTGTACGTTCAGTCCAATGAGGCCAAGGCCAAGCAGGCCGCGTATATGAAAGAGCGGCAGCTGTACCGCGATGCCCAGATCCAAGGAGTGTCGCCGGCTGCGCTTCTGGCTGCGAACCCAGGAGACTACGGCGACCTTACTGCCGGTGGCCAGAGGGATCGCGTAGGTGCGAGGGCGGCGAACGAAGGCGCACGGCAGGCTGCTGCTAGCAAACGTGAAGACCAGTGGCGTTCGCAGATGATGCTGGCTGGGCGTAACCCTGCGAAGAACGCGGCCAACGCCTACAACCAGTTGAACGACCCCAGCGTCAACGACTGGCAGCGGGCAGTGATGGCCAATGCGCTGCGGCCCGACATGGACAACACCACTCCGCTGACGGCCGACGCAATGGGCGCGCAAAACGCCATGCGCTTACTGAACGGAATTAACCTTGGCGCTGCTGGGGTGCTGGGAGCCAACAACCCAATGGCCGAACAGGCAGCGCGCGATAGGGCGATTGCGCGGGCAGACGCATTGATTTCTAAGTACCCGCGTGGCTGGGATAACAAGTACGACGCTGCCGATGTGGAGGCTGTGCGTCAGGCTGTTGAAAAGCAACACCCGGGCATGGGTGATGCGGCTGTCGCTCACCTTCCCATTCGGCCTGCTAGTCCTGCATCGCCCACTGCTGGGGCGAGTGCTGGTGCCGGATCGCCAACCCCTCCCATTCCGACTCGCGGCGACTTGTAGCGAATGCCTCGCTCCCCACTCTTTGATCTCTACGACCCGTACGGCGAGCTTGCCCAGCAAGCGCAGTACGGAATGCTGCCAAGCACCGGCGCTGAGCTTGATCCATTAGGCATCGCCTCGCTAGGCACTCGCAAGCCGCAACTCTCTGACCTCATGCCCGAGGAGGAGAAGCAGGGCATGCTTCAGTCCTTGGCGGAGACTGGAACGTCAGGCTTAGCTATTGCTGGGCACATCCTAGACACGCCTGGTGCATGGGTGCGCGGGATGCTTGCGGGCGATCCTCTGGGCAGCGAGCGAATTAGTGGGCGTGACCTTAATCGCAAATACGGTCTGGCAAGCGACGAAGATACGTGGCTCAACTTCTTTGGTGGATTGGCTACCGAGATCGTTACGGACCCGCTCACGTACCTCAATCCGCTCGCCATCCTTGGCAAGGGCGCGTTGAATCCTTTGGGGCGGGCGGTGCGAGACACTGGCCTGCTTCGCCACGCCGCCACTGATGCCTACCGTGGATTCACTCCCGACGCTGCACAGGCATTCCTTGGCGGGCAGGCGCGTGAGGCTGGGCAAGGAGTGCGCTCATACTACCGTACCCAGACACCACGCCAACTAATCGCAGAAGCCGCTGACCCTGCCGATGCGTTGCAAAGGTTTCAGCAGCAGGCGCGTCGATGGGGAGCAGACCCAGCCGCCTTGGACGAACCTATTGCTGGTCTGATGGACTTCCGTGTCCCTGGCACCAATCTCGGATTCAATATCCGCGGCGGTCAGTTGGGCGACACGTTAGCAGAGGGCTTGGATGCCCTTGGCGAAGGAGCGAAGCGCAACCCTATCACCGGACCTATCGTTAGCGGTGCCGCAGCGTTGTTCCACAAGCCATCTGGCGAGGTGCTGGATCCCGATCTGCAGTGGGCTAGCCGGATAGCCAGGGCAGACAACCAGCGGCTAGATGAAGCTCTGCTGCGGGATCGAACACGCTTGCAGAGACGGGCACTGCAAGCAGACGTTCCCGACATGTCTCCGATGGGAGCGATTCCAAATGATCTTCGGCAATACCAAAGCACCCGCTTCCAGAACGCTCTTGCTGACTTCGTTGAATCTCCCGGCGATCTGCTTGCCCCCGGTCAGTTCGGCCCCATGCAGAAGACCAGCGGCGACCCGTTAGCCGACTGGGTTATGGAAAATGTGCCTGAGTTCCGCGACATTAGAGACAACTTCACTAACCTGGGTGACCGAGCCCGCCAGATCGCTGAAGCGCAAGGCCGTGCTGGACCTAACTGGCGCAGCAGAGATCACGGCACTAACTGGTTCCCACGCCAGCTGAAGTGGTGGGAACAGGATGCGGCTCCGGTTCGGCCCAACGCTTCGCCATACACTGAGAAGCCTTGGACGCAAGGCGAGCTTGTGCTGGGGACAGAGGACAACTTTGCCCGAAGCCGACAGCCTTACACCGACATCGAAGGTGGACGCAGGACGTTCCGCGCCCTTACTGGCAATGGTCCGCTCCCGGGCGGCGGGACGTTTGACTCGGCAGGATTCCAGCAGAGCCTCCTCGCTGCCGATGCTCGCCAGTCCCGCAATCTCATCGATGATGCTTTTACTCAGCTAGGCTTGGAGCTTCCGCCGGGACCGCCGCGTTTACGAACACGCGCGAGGCCCTACAGCGGCGAGGCTGAAAGAATTATGGCCAGCCCAGAGTATCTGGCTGCTGATCCCGCAGGGCGCATGGCACTGCTGCGCCCCGCCGTGCGGACGATCAGGGAGAACAAGGGCGACCTTGCTGAACTCCTTCGCAGCCTAGACACACAGTTCGCCGCCAACAACACCGGGGCGTTCGATACCCCCGCGTGGCAGAACGCTCTGACCTATGAGCTTGGTCAGAACCGCGTCCGCGCCAACACAGACCAAGTCATCAATCAGTTGTTGAACGGCGTTCAGAACGTCTCCGCTAGGAGCGTAGTCGGTGGCGCAGTGGTGCCGTTAGAGGAAGCCGCCCGCAAGTTAAACTTTGACCCAGATAACTTCCGGCAGATGTGGCAGGCTCGCACCGGCCAAGACGTTGCCAACTTCTCTGTACCAGAGCGCTTGCTAGATTCCCTGAAGACGCTCGCCACGCCTTCCCGGGCCAGCCTCCCCGAGAAGGGGCTGCTTGGCGCACTAGATCAGTTCACGGCTGCGTTTAAGGGCGGTGCGCTTGCCAGCCCCGCATTCAATGTGCGCAACACTTACAGTGGCCAGATCAATGCGGCCACGCACGGCGCTTTCAATCCAATGGACTGGCTCGCTGGGCTGCGGGCCAGCTGGGGAGATTACTCAGGAATCGCCAGCCAACTGGAAAACGCTCCCGGGTTTGTCGGCATGAGTCCACAGGAACGCATTAACACGTTCTTGGATATGACCGGCGGGAACCGCATCGGCAGCGGCAACCTTGTGGACGATGTGTCCGACCTCCCCGAGCAGTCGATTAAGGGCATGTACACGGGGGCAAACACAGGCGAGGGATTGCTGGACCGCATGCTCCCTGCGAACCGCCGGGGGATTTTGAATCGGGCTAGCGACTTCTTCTCAATGCGTGGGGTTGGCATCACTCGCAACCCGCTGAACCGAAACACTAACCCACTGCTTGTTCTCAACGATGCTGTAGGCAACTCAGTCGAAGATGCCCTCCGCACAGGCACGTTCCTCAACCAAGTCCGCAAGGGCGTCGATCCCGGGCAGGCTGCTGACCTTACCCGCATGAGCCAAGTGGACTATAGCCCGTCTGCCTTCACATCCTTTGAGCGAAACGTGATGAAGCGGCTGGTGCCCTTCTATAGTTTCCAGAAAGGCATTCTGCCGTCCATCGCCACCAACGTGCTGTACCAGCCTGGTGGCTTGCAGGGTCAGCTGATCCGCACCGTGACGAGAGGGTCAGAGCCAAGCGAAGAAAACTTTGTTCCAGAGCATCTTCGTCAGTCCGCTGCCATCCCTCTGCCAGCCGACTTCCCGCTCCAGCCCAAGGACGGCCTGACGCGGTACATCACCAACATCGACCTTCCGTTTGAGTCTACGTTCAACATGTTCACCCCCGGAGTTGGGGCGACACCAACCTCCCGCGTGATGGATTCCATCCAGAAGACCGGGATGAACTTTGCGGGCCAGCTGAACCCGCTGGCTAAGTACCTTATTGAGTCCACAACCAACCGGCAGCTGTATAGCGGACGGCAGCTGTCGGACCTCTACTCCACGCTTGAGCAAGACATCGGGCCAATTGGGCGACCGTTGGAGAATGCGATCACCAATCTTGTGCCGTTCGGATCTCGCGCTCTGGGAACCATGCGACAGTTGCGGGACGAGCGGCTAGACCCAGCCGACCGCTACGCCAAGGCAGCAATCAACCTGCTCGCTGGCTTCAAACTCACTGACGTTGACAGCGAGAGGACGAAACAGCTTGCCGCTCGCCAAATGCTGAACAAGATGCTGGAGTCCACTCCAGGTGTACGAACCTACGAAAACGTCACCGTCCCAGACGAAGTCCTGCGGGCCATGCCCAAGCAGCAGCGGGACATGTACCTCTTGTACAAGATCGTCCAGAGCGAAGCCGCCAAGCGTGCCCGGGACAAGAAGAAGGCGGCACTGGATCCCCTCCAGGTTCTAGGGGTTACCCAACAGTTCTAAAGCCCCCCCCCGAGGGGAAGGCTGGGCACAGCACGCTTCAGATCCGACAGAATGACTGGATCTAGGTAGTGGCGCTTCATGCCCGGGGTCAAATGTCCCAGGTGTCCAGTGGCATCAATGCCCGCTAATTGGGCGTAAGTGGCACTAGCTCTCCGCAGGTACTTGCCTGAACCCGTGAGTCCCGCGCGCTTGACGACTGTGCGCATAGCCACTATGATCCGCGACCGACCGACCAAGCCCCCGAAGATTTTCGGGCCGCGGCGAGGTAGGGAGCGAATGGATTCCAAAGCGTTTGTGTCAAGGACGACAACATGCGGCTGGCGAGTTTTCTGCAGAACCGTAGCCAAGCGATCCCCTCGCAGGGAGTCGTAGGTAATGGTCAGCAGGTCACCCAGCCGCAGGCCGCTACTGTAACCGACCAGAATCCACGCAGGCAGCAGGATTCGGTGCGGGCAGTAGAGCGTACCCCCCGGCATCTCAGAGGCTACAGAAAGCAAATGTCGCATCTCGTCATGAGTCCACGCGCGGACCATCGGCAAGGTGTGCTTGACACGCCGGATCGGGCGTGTACAATCGTCCACTACAAGGCCGTCTCGGAGGGCGGCTCGTCGCAGGGTGGACAGCATCCTGCGGTGGTTGTGAACCGTGGAGGCGGCGAGATGATTCAGAGCTTGGGTCAGGTAAGCGTCGATGTTGCTGACGGTCAAGTCGGCCACCCCCCAAGGGAGTCGCTTGGTCAGCACAACGAGTTGCTCCCGGTATCCGGGGCTAGCCCCCGATTGGAGGGCGTAAGCCTCCGCGAACTCTCTGAGAGTCATGTTAGTTTCGGAAAATCTGTGGATCTGGTTGAGGGGGGTCAGATTACCCCCACTTTGGGATCCATCAAGCCCCACGCTATACTTGCGGACCACAAGGCACCCCTAGCTCAATTGGATAGGATCGGTCGTCGTAGCCCCCCAAGCGGGTGGCTCCACCGAATTGTAGGGGGGGCAACGCTAGCTTTTCTAGTGGCCATCATTTTTCTCCATGGCTTGGGCACTCTGCTCACCCTTCTTGCCATTGGACAGTTCGCACGGGCGGCGGTTTTGTTCCGCCGTTCTTTTCGGAGGGAGTCTGTTCGCCGCACGGAGGCGGCTTCTTTTAAGGAGGTGTACAGATGAGCAGTTTGCCACGGAAGGTAGTGGGCATGAGCAATGCGGACTACCACAGCCAGAACGATTTCCTTGGTCGGTCCTACCTGCACTCAGTCGCCCGCTTTGGGGGCGAGGCGCAGCGGTGGATGGATCAAGGCTACTCCCTCTTTGGAGGGAACGCCGGAACCCGCACCGGCAGCAAGTTCGACACCATCGTCACTGCTGTCTGTGAGGGGAAGAAGTTGAGTGACGTTCTCGCCATCCCGCCCGCCGAGGTGCTGGCCAGCAACGGCCACCGCCGGGGCAAAGCCTACGACGCTTGGAAGGAAGAGGCTGACCGGAAGGGACTGATCGACTGCAACCAAGAAGAAGGCTGGCAGCTGGAGATCATGCTGGATCATCTGCTTGCGAACCCCGCCGCCAAGGCGTTGGTGGAGCAGACCACTGAGACTCAGGTGTCGGTGTTCTTTGAGTTGAACGGACATCGCTGCAAGGTGCGACCGGACGGCTGCACGCCCAGCTTGTGGTGGGACTTAAAGACCACCTCGTCCACTTGGGACAAGGTGTACCGCAGTGCGGTGGACTTCGGATATGCGGAGCAGGAGTGGCTGTACGTGCAGGGTGCCAAGGCTGTCGGCATGCCTCACTTCCGCATGCCGTTCGTCTTCGTCCAGACGATGGCTCCGTACGGTGTCCACGTTTTCTATCTGCCGACAGAGATCGTTGAGGAGGCTGGTCTGCGTATGACCCGCGTGATGGAGGAGGTTCGCCTTCGCCGGGAGACGGGCGTGTACGAATCGGCAGATGCCGGTGAGATCACGGAGCTTCAGTTCCCAGCCTGGGCGAAGCGTCAGGAGGAGGAGGTAATCACAGTATGAATGATTCGCATGACATTCTCGGACCAAGCTGTTCGCCCGATACCAGCGCACTCACAGAGGCGTTGGCCAAGGCGCAGGCGGAATACAAGCACGTTGAACTAGACGCTGCGAACCCGCATTTCAAAAGCCGGTTCTCGTCCTATGCGACCTGCTGCGATGCGTTGCGTGGGCCGCTGACCAAGAACGGACTTGCCTTGCCGGACTTCCGGCCTGGGCTGGTCGCCGGTCAGTGGGTGCTTGTCGGAACCTTGCGGCACAAGACGGGGCAATACATCACGGGGATCGCCCCGCTGGTGAACCCCAAGGGTGACATGCAGGGTTTCGGTGCGGCGATGACCTACGCCAAGCGGACCCTGCTGATGGCACTGACAGGCGGGTTCTCTGGTGAGTCCGACGATGACGGTGATTCGGTGAAGGTGGAGTCCGCTCCGCAGCGATCACCGCAGCGGCCCACTGGCGTGAGTCCCAAGAACCTCCAGCTGGAGGCCATGTGGAAGACAGAGATCGCCAACGCGGAGGATCGCTTCACCGCAGTGAACGTGATGAAGACAGTTGAACTTCGTCTTCGCGAGAAGGCGATTGACCGTGGGTGCTACGACCGCTGCAAGGCGGAATTTACCAAGTGCTGGGAAACCAAGGAGGTGACGAATGGCTAGTTACAACCGGACGATTCTGATGGGCAACATCACAGCTGACCCCGACATTCGGCGTGTCGGTGAGAAGGATGTTGTGAAGTTTTCAGTAGCCGTGAACAACCCGTACCGCGAGGGCAAGGTGCTGTTCCTGGACTGCGAATACTGGAAGGGCGGCGCTGTCGTTAACTACCTGAACAAGGGCACCTCTGTCCTGGTCGAAGGTGAGTTGGATCAGCAGGTGTGGGAGCGTGACGGCCAGAAGCGGTCGAAGATCGTTTTGAACGTCAATGCCATCCAGCTTGTTGGTGGCAAGAAGGAACCGGCCCGAGAAGAAGAGTTCGTCTCAGAGTTTGGTTGATGGCGCGCTGCTCCGCGCCGCCTGGGGTGGAGGGCGGGAACCTCCGACCCGCCCTCCCCCGGGCTTCTTAACACAAGGACGTTTCATGCTCAGACTGCGCGCCTACCAAACTGAAGTGATCGAATCGCTGCTGGACGCCATGCGCCGCGGTGTGAAGTCCACGCTCGTTGGCCTGTTCACTGGCGCGGGAAAGACCGTCATCTTCACCTCATTGGCCGACCGCATTGAAGGACGCACGCTGATCATCGCTCCGATGCGTGAGCTTGTCTGGCAAGCAGCTGACAAGGTGCGTCAGGTCACAGACTCAGACCCAGACATTGAGATGGCTGACTTCGTTGCCGAGCGTGACTACTGGCCCGCCAAGGTTGTGGTCGCCAGTAAGCAGACGCTTCTGTCCAGCCGCGGTGGCGAGAAGCGATACAAGCGGTTTAACGGATTCTCGCTCGTCATAGTTGACGAAGCGCACATGCAGTGCAGCGAGCCTGTGATTGAGATGCTGAAGTTCTACCAGGACCAAGGAGCGATGGTCGCTGGTTTCACCGCCACTCCATTCCGTATGGATGGCAAACCCATGCTTAGGAGTGAAGCATGCAATTCTACGAAGAGTCAGTCTGCAACTACGACCTCCAATGGGCCATTGCCAACGGATGGTCAGTTCCGCCTATCTGCAAGCTGAGCAGGGTGGAGTCGCTGGATCTCAGCAAGGTCAACATTGTCGGCGGTGATTTCAACCAGACCAAGCTCGCCGCTGAACTGAACAAGGAAAGTAATTTGCATCGCGCCTGCATGATCACCGCCGAGGAGATGGAGGGGCAGACCGTCCTCTTCACCGGCAGCGTGTTCGCAGCCAAGGGTGCGACTGAATACCTAACCCGCAACTACGGAATCCCAGCCGTCTGTGTCTGGGGCACCATGCCTGACGAGGAGAGAGCCGATGCACTCGCAGCCTTCAAATCCCGGCAGGCCAGAGTCTTGGTCAACTGCCAAGTGGTTGCCGTTGGATTCGACTATCCCCCAACAGCCACCCTCATCCTTGCCCGACCAACACGCTCCCGATCCTTCTGGCTTCAGTGCGTTGGGCGAGCCACTCGTCCACTCCCCGGTGTTGTTGACGGGGAACATCTTCTCACCGCTGCCGACAGAATTGCTGCAATCGCGCGTTCGGATAAACCTCATTTCAAAATTGTTGACTGCACAGCAGGAACTCTGGATCACACAGTCATCACAAGCGTGGACATGTTCTGCACCTCGCAAGACGAGGAAGTCAAAGCGCAAGTCCGTAAAGCAGCGGCGCAGTCTCCACTCTCGCAGAAAGAGATAGACGAACTGGCTGCGGCAGAGGCGGCGAAGAAGGCCGAGAAGATCGCCAGTGCCAAGCTCATTGAGGAGATGCGCCGCAACACACATGGCCGCGGGGAGGGCCGCATTCACGGCAAGGACGTTGACATTACGTGGAAGGGCGTCCGGTCGGTCGGCACTTATAACAACCCACTGAAGGGCAAGTACGCGGGCTACAAGCTGAGCGAGTTGCCCGATCACTACGTTCATTGGGCCGCGGGTAACGAAAAGCTCAACGGCTGGATCCGGTCAATGTTCAGAAAGGAACTGGGTAGACGCCATGGAAGAGAACAAAGATTTGTTAGTTGATGAGACGGTAACGGAGATCCTTTGGAGATTTGATGTCCCGCATGCCTTCCCCCCGGAGCATGCTTTTTCACAAGGAGGTTCGGATGAACAACGCAAAGTTGGTTTCTGGAAACGACTGTGGTCTTGGCTCAACACACCCCTTGGCTTTCGCCGGTCAGCTGTGGCACCGCGTGGTCATCAACCAGGAACAACTGGCCCGGGTGGCAAAGCAACTGGGGCTGTGCCCCGAGGTGTGCCGCGGGCTGGTGCGAATGATGAAGGCCGTGGGCAGGGTGCCAAGCCGTGAGCGCCTCGCGGTCATCTGTCAGCTTGACCCCGGCTACAACGACCGCGATGTGGGCGAGGTGTTTGGGGAGAGCGCGGAGTGGTCGGCCAGCGTGCGCCGACACACCGCTCTCATCCGCGAGGCTGAGCCGATGGAGGCGAGCCTGGAGTGGTACGACGACGGCCTGAAGCCGTTCGACCCCACGCCCGACGAAATCCTGCGGCGAGCCTTGGAGGTTCGCTTGGTGAAAGGCATGGACCGCCGCGATGCCCAACCCGGGATTCGCACTTACGCATGGAGGCCACGTGGCGCATCGTTCTTTCCAATCGGCATTGAGTAATGGCCACCGCGCCGAGCGGGCGTGGGTCGATGACCTGCGCTCCGCTGGCCGGTCGGCGGCTCATGGTCGGAAGCTGGTGATCAAAGGCCACAACAAGAACACAGACCACTGCGAGACACCAGACGCAGTGGTGATGCTAAGCCTGGAGATTAAGGAACGGAGCATCTCATTTACCTGCCCAGAGGATTACCCCTACGACACAGTGTTCGTTGATGACATGCACGGCATGGCCAAGGAACGACTGAAGCATTTCGCTTATGTCTTTAAGAGTAAGCCGACAGGGCAGTGGGTGTGGATCTCCGCACTGGATCGGGATGAAAGCTGGTTTGAAGAGAATGTTTTTGACCGCGGGCGCAACCACCATGTGCAGACATTGGTTGCTCCAAAAAGTCACTTGCGTTCGGCTGACGAATTAATTCAACTACTGTACCCACATACACTATTGGAGATGGTGGACGGTGACACGGGACTCTTTACACACGGAGGAGGAGACAGTGAAGAAATTGATAGATCGGATCCGGCAGCTAGAGGCAGAGGTCGCAAGGCTCCAGGCAAAGCTGATCGGAATGTGGGGTGAAGCGTGAGCTTTCTACCCCTGTTCTCCAAGCCGCAACGCTTGTACGAAAACATCTTGGCGTTCCGCACTTTGAACACGGTCATCCGCACCTGGGTTGAGCGTGACAAGAGCGGCCCGTACGACCAAGAAGATTACAAAGAGATCAACGCCTACATCCAAGAACACAGGCAGACGATTGACCTGCAGGCAATGATCGACACGGCCGAGATGTTGACTAAGGCTTTCCCCCGCATCTGTGCAGTGGAAGTAATGAACGGCAGTAAGACGAACGGTGTCCTTATCTACCCGAGGTGGACATGATTATTACAGCACAGCTAACGCTGGATGACTTGGATTTGGTGCTGGATGCTTTAGATAGCTACTCAGCCGAGATGGCCTAGCTTGCGCAGGAGTATGGCGAGGCCGGATTGAAAGCGGACGCTGCTATGACACAAGAAAGTGAGGACGATTGCGCCCGGGTTGCTGGTTACTTGCGCACGTTGTACACGCTGGTCGCCCATGCTAATGGCCGAAAGCTCTTGTCTGACCCGTCCGATAATTAACATTCCAGCACAGTGCTGGTTGATTGATGCCCCCTACGAAAGGATTCGTATGCGTTACTTTGTGTTCCTTGCCCTGCTCCTGACTGCCGCTACCGCCAACGCTGACAGCAGCTACCGCACGCGGACGGTCACCGTCTACCGCTCTGCCCAGGACGATGCCAACGAGATGGCCCGCACTGGCATCCTCCGACACCGGGGTGGCCAAGGCTATGAGGGGATAGGTTTCTCCACCGTCAGTGGAGATGCGGCGTGCCGCGCCTCTTGTTACTGGGGCCAGCGGAAGGTGAAGGAAGTCGCCGTGTCCCGCGGTGCCCGCGGCTGGTTCGCCTGCGTCCGCTACTGGTAATGACTCCCGGTTTTGCTGGGTTCCGGTTTACCAAAAACCCTATTCTTCATATTCCAGAAAGTGACACCATGACTAAGCGGGACGCGCAAGCGAGAGAGTACGCCGCCGAATCATATGAGAAACCACCCGCAGAACGAGGTGTTTCGCATATGAGTGGGGCACTCACCGACCGGCTGCGTGCGGCCTCGCACTTTGCACTGATGGACGCTGCTAGAGCGCTTGTGCTGGAGGCCGCGGATGAGATCGAACGCCTGCAAGAAGGCAGAAAGCTGGACGGCGAATCCATTGGGATCTTGGTGGGCGAGTGCCAAGACCTGCATGACCGCTGTGTCAACGGCGAGCCGACCGGCGAATGGATCCCGGTGACAGAGCAGCTGCCATCAAAGCCTGGGCGTTATGTGGCGCGGCCAGAGGGTGCCATGTGGTACTACTGCGACTTCGACCAAGAGTTCTTGGTGGAGAAGGGTGCGGCACCCATCACCCATTGGATGCCTGACACTCCCCTTAGTATCGACATGCGGTTGCAAGCTCTGCCAGATCGGCTTGCCCAAGAGGTGCGAAAGGAATTACACGCAACTCGGTGGCGAGCCAAGATTCAACAGAATATAATCGCCCGCCTTATGGCTGAACTGGAGAAGCGATGAGTGGGACACTGATCATTATGACCGGCGTCATTTACTTGTACGTGTCCTGCGAGCAGGCCATGCACGGAAACCTAGCCATGTCAATTACTTACGGTGCATATGCCGTAGCGAACGCTGGGCTTTGGATGATGGCCAGTAAATAACTCTGACACACATAGCCACTGGATTGGCAACCGGCCTGAAGATCGGCCCCCCGCCGAAGGCTAGCTGTGCAAGGCTAGTCGCTGCCATGGAATGGCGAAGAGGGGGCAACCCCGCGGAGACGCGCCGACAGGCAATCCCGCGGCTGAATGGGTTTCTCTGCGGTAAAGGTGCGATGTCTTCCGACTCCGCGTCCACCGAGGCATAAGCCAATCGCAGCGCAGTGTCAGGGTTGAACCAAGAGAACTGCGTCACCAAAGATCACACTTGGGGTAGAGGTCTGTGGCTCCAACCGAAACAGGCTTTTGCTGACTCCTTGGAATTTTCCATTGCGGGATTTTCCAGGGAGTCGGTCCAGTTCACCGTACCGAAACAGACTGGGGGTTTTATGGATCAGCGTAGATTGCCGAATCACAAGGGCTTCTTGGTCAGGTGTACGCAGTTTGGGAACGTCAACGGCAAGTCCCATCTGTGGACCGGGAGTGATACTGCCTGCCGCTTGTGGTCAACGGGTTTGTCTGAGAGTGACAAGAAGTACAAGGTCACCAGCGAGCCGATGACGCAGCTGTGTTCTCTGTGCCACCCTGAGAGATACGACATTAAAGCGTGGGTAAAAGAAGCTGTGGCGCTGGAAGATGCACAGCCTTATACTTTGCGGAATGAATAGGGCTGAGCAAAAGGAATTGCTGGCGTGGGTTGAACTGCACCGCTGCTGTGCGGTGTGCTGGTGGCCTGAGTCTGATGGTCGCCGCAGCCTGGAGGTTCACCACATCATCGGTGGTGCCGGTCGCAAGCATGACATCCGCAATTACCTGCGCCTCTGCTCGCACTGCCATGGGGTGTACCACAGCGGCAAGATTTTCAGTGGACGAGCCAACCTGGACAAGCGTATACTGCTTGGCGTTAAGCAAGAGTGCGACCCCGATAACTATGACCCTGTGTTTCTTGCATCTCTAAAGCACAAGAAGCACCTGGGCTACGACCCGGAACCTCTGCCGGATTACTACACACGCGAACGCCAGCAGAACCTCACCTCATGGACGGCAAGATCACCATGAACACAGGCACCATGCTCCGCACTTCCAGCTACACGTTCCTTATTTATTGGGAGCCAGCTGGTTCCACCACCGACCTGAACATGGGCGGCAGGCTGGGCCGGTGGGTTAGCCAAAATGAGAAGGCCATCGACAAGCTGAAGGTGGGGATGGATGCCATCAAACTAATGACTGAGCAGTTCCCTACGCTCACGCTCGTTGAATCCCGACATTCCAATGGCCTGTTGGCGAGGTGGCAGAAATGACACAGTCCCGTGCCAAGGGTTGCCGTGGGGAACTGGAAGCGTCCAAGGTCTGGGCGCATGTGATGGGCGGCAAGGCCCGCCGCGGCCAGCAATTTTCCGGGGGAAACGACTCGCCGGATGTGGTCAGCGACTACCCGGGCATTCACTTAGAGGTGAAGCGATGCGAGCGCGGCAACCCCTATGACTGGCTGGCCCAGGCCCGCCGAGATGCCAAGGGGAAGTGCCCTCTCGTCCTGCACCGCCGGAACAACCAGCCCTGGCTACTGATCATGGAGTTATCCGATGCCCCGAAGTTCCTGCTGGAGGCGGTCGCTGGTCCGCAAGCTGAAGGTGTGGGCGGAAGACCGATTCCCTGTGATGTTCCCGGTCAGGGTGTGCGTCCGACCGGCGGCGCAGATGCCGGAACACCTGGGTTATTTCCTATTGAACGACGACGCAGACCGCGGGGTGATCGCCCTACGAGACAGCCTAGATCGGGACGCACTGGTTGAGACTTTTGCGGAGGAGTGGGCGCATGCCCGCACGGCATTTCTTTGTGACGAGGAGGAGCTAGATACCGATGACCCCTACCACCACCCTTCCTTCTGGGCAGAGTTCGGACGAATCGTTAAGGCTTGCCGAGAGCGCACTTGGTGAGGCTCTGGCCATGTTCCCCGACGATCCCTACCTACCCGTCTGCGTTGAGCTATGGCGGCTTCTGAGCCGGAAGCGGGGGTACTACGGGTGCCCAGACGAAAGCCCCTTAGAGAACGCGCTAGGCGTTGCAGAGGACGGCATCGAACCGTGGGTCTACCAGCTGGCCCGCATCGGGGAGAAGTGCCGCCGCCTCCGGGGGATGATCGGCTCCGACCGGACACTAGCTATTAGAGAGACACTCGCTGACATCGCAGGCCACGCCATTGTGGCAATCGCAATCAATGACCATACGGGAGAAGATCATGGTTAATATGAAAGTGGTGAAGTTCTTGCTCGCCAACCAAGCCGTCCTGCTGAAGGTTGTGGAGATCGCCAAGTCTTGGCGCAAGGATCTTCCGTACGTGGAGCAATGGGCGCTGGTTGATTCCATCGCACGGATTCTGATCCCTGTGTTGGAGGCCCAGGCCGTTGCACCCAAGGCGCTGACCAAGCACCGCTTCCATGACGAGGACTATGAAGACCAGAACTATGAGGCCATGGCCTTTGGTGCTGGCGCAGAGTTCGCTGCACTGGGAGTGGATTGGAAGCTCTTGGTCGATGTGATCCTGCCCATTGTCCTGTCCATTCTCAAAGCGTTGGCCGCGGGCCAGGAAGATAAGTGAGCGGGTTCGTCCACCTTCCACCCTATCGGGTTAACCTAGACGCACCGCGCGCGCTCCAGCACGGAGTTGATTGGGGTGTCTGCTCATACGGAATCCCTTCCCTCTGGCAGAAGTCGCAGGGCGAGGGAGTGACGGTGGCCGTGATCGACAGTGGTGTTGCCAAGCACCCTGCCCTAGACGCAGCCGTCATCGACTACCGCAACTTCACAAGCGACTCCGATGCGCATGACACCTTGGGGCACGGCACCCATGTGAGTGGCATCATCGCCGCCCGTGACGGGCTGGCGAAGGGCATTGCTCCTGCCTCCCGAATCCTCTCCCTCAAAGTGCTAGGACACAGCGGGATGGGGAGCAACGAGTGGGTAACGCAAGCTGTGCGTCATGCCACCGAAGCAAAGGTGAACATCATCTCCATGTCCCTTGGCTCTAGCCGCACGGACGATGGGGTACACACTGCGATCCGCGAGGCAGCTGCAGCCGGGATCATTGTTGTCTGTGCCGCGGGTAACGACGGGGGTTCTGTGAACTACCCTGCTGCCTACCAGGAAACGATTGCTGTTGGTGCGGTGGATAGCCACGGCGCTGCCTGTGAATTCTCCAGCCGCGGCAAGGAGATTGCAGTCGCCGCACCAGGGCAGGACATCACAAGCTGCTGGCTGAACGATGGCTATGCAACTGTGAGTGGGACGAGCATGGCCGCACCATTTGTCTCCGGTGTGCTGGCATTGTACATCAGCGCGCAGCACAAGCTGGATCGCACCGTCAACCACAGCGATGTGATGAAGGCACTAGCCACTACCTGCAAGGACGTTGGCGAACAGGGCAGAGACAACGTCTACGGCTGGGGCTTGGTCGATCCGCACAAGCTGATGAACTACACCATGCAGGCAAACATTGGCGGCGTAACCATCTTCATCCCCGGAGCCAAAGTTCTATGACGACAGTTCAGATCCTCGCCATCGTCGCTGTGCTGGTAGCGGCGGCACTCACGTACCTCCCCCTCCATGCAATCAGACTCCCGTCCATCAGCAAGTCCAAGCCGTCGATCCTAAAGCAGATCGAAGCCATCGTAGAAGTGAAGGAAGCAAACGCTGATGCCGCCGTCATCACCGCATGCAACGCACTTCTATCCGCCCTACTGCAGGTGAAGGCATGAAACACCTACCCGTAATCGTCGCAGTCCTGGTTGCGGCCCTGTCATTCCTCCCCGCCTCCAAGAAACCCGAAGGCCCAGTAGCTACTGCGTTGATAGGTGCTAGCCGATCAGATCGATCTCATCTGAAAGGCATCTACCTATCGCTGGCCGATGTAACCGAGAAGGACAACGGCACACTCATCAGCACCGTGGGCATGTGGCGACAGCTGCATGTCAACACCCTGAAGCTGGCTGCGTCCGACATGCGAGGCAAGTACGCTGGCCTGGACGTTGCCGTTGAGAAGGTGATGGCCGACAAGTTCCCACTAGATGATGCACCACTTAGCGCCTCGCTAGTGAACCAAATCGCAGCCGCATGCCGGGAGGTCGCCAAGCAAAGTGAGTGATAGGTCTTGCACCGTCTGCGGCATCGCGAAGCCGCTGACTGACTACAGCCCGTGCCGGAATGGATTCCAGCCGTCCTGCAAGGCGTGCCGCAATCATAAGGCAGTAGCAAAAAACATCGCTGTTACTGTGAGCGAACAACGCTGTACGGCGTGCAAGCAGACCAAGTCAGCGGCAGAATTTAATCGGTCGAAGGGGCGGAAAAGCGGCCTTCAGAAAGAGTGCAAGCTCTGCACCAGCGCACGCAAGTCAGCGGTTCATTACGAAGTTTCGGTGGTGTCGCAAGTGTGCTGCGACTGCGGCACGGAAAAGCCAGCATCGGAATTCCCCCGCGCAACTAAGAGAGTGTCCGGCATCCGAAAAGAATGCAAGGACTGCGCAAGCATCCGCAACCGCGCTCAGCTTTATGCACTGACATTGGAAGAAGTGCGAGAGATGTGCAGCGTAGAAGCATGCGACATATGCGGGTCATCGTTCTCCACTGCGCGTGACCGCAACATCGATCACTGCCACGCCACTGGAGTGGTGCGCGGCACGTTGTGCAATCTTTGCAACCGAATGCTGGGCAGCGCAAGAGATAATCCGGCTGTCTTGGAAACGGCAGCAAGCTATCTGAGAGCAACTTCTCAGGAGGCATTCTGTGGCTGACAAAAACGACAACGTGTTCCAGCCATTGGCTGCATACGAAGCGGGGCTGCAAGGTTATGTTGACAGTCCGAGGGAACGTGCCCTGTTTGGTGACTCGCAGAAACAGTCGGTGTATTATGAGCCGAATACAATGGGTAGCGGAGAAGGCCAGCGTGCCGCGCTGTGGGCGTACACGCAAAAGCTAGATCCCCTGTCTTTCACTGAGGTTCAGACGACTGGGGACTGCACCTCGCATTGCTCGCGCAACGCTATCGATACGACCAGGGCCACGCAAATCTGCATTGAGAACCGGCCGGAAAGTTTTGTTGTCCGAAGCGCAACGGAACCCACGTACGGTGGGCGCGGTCACTCTGGCGAAGGTATGTCGCCCGCGCGAGCGGCCATGTTTGTTAACGAGACTGGCTATCTCCTCCGAAAGAAGTACGACCCAGTCGATCTTACAAAATACAACAGCACAATCGGAACAAACTGGGGTGGCAGTGGTGTGCCAGAGGCCGTCAGAAGTCTGTGCCGAAACCATAAGGTTGGCATCATCCGACAGCTGACCAGGATGAGCGATGCGGTGGATGCTTTGTTCAACGGATACGCGATAGCCTCTGGGCAGTTCGCCTCTTGGTCGCAGCACCCCAGCAAAGACCACATCCATCCGCGCACGGCAGGCGGCTGGTCGCACTCAATGGCCACGGTCGGTATGGATTTCACCCGCAAGTTCTGGCCGTTCGATGTGTTCTTCATCCAAAATTCTTGGGGTGCGTGGAACCAGCCTCCCAAAGAATGGCCAACCGACCTCCCGCCGTGGGTGCCCGGGATGATCGTAACCAAAGCTGAAGACTGGGAAGTCTGCATCCGCGGTGGCGATTGCTATGCGTACGGCAATGTCGATGGGTTCCCCCCTCAGAAGCTGCCCGACTACGGCACCATCGGATTACTGCAGACATGATCTCAATCATCTTCTCATTGCTGTTCCCCGTCCCGTCATTCCCTGAACGCATCGCAGTGGAGGCAGCGTACGTTGTCACCACCTACGCCGCGCCCAAGTCCAAGTGCTGTGGCGCATGCAAGAACGGGAAGATCACGCACGGCGACGGCCATGTGACCGACTGCCCCTGCCCGCCTGACTGCCTGTGTCGCACCAAGTCTGTGCTGAAGGAGTGCAAAGATTGCTTGCCAATCAAATAGCGCAGCGGTGTGCGGATGAGACGGGCACTGCCCGCATGTCCAAGCACGGCGAAGAGGTGGCTCTGATCGCCATCGCCACGGCCAACCCAGACATGAAGGCATGGCGCAAGGAGATTCGCAGCACCTTCCGCGCGCGTCACCAGGAATGCGGATCGATCCTGCTAATGATCCTCATCCCCATCATCGTCAACCTCATCAGTGCATGGCTAGCCAAATGGATTTTCAAAGAACCCCCAACAAGCCTAGAGCATCTGAAGCTGGAAGCGATGTCCGCTTTGAAGTCTTAGCCCGCTACAACGGGCAGACTCATATGTACAGATACCCCGACACCGAAGCCTTCAAAGCCACACGCATGATTAAGTTGCATGTGGAAGAAGGGCAGCTGCACCCGTACGCGGGACTAATGTTGATCGCACTGGTTAGGGGGAACGATGTCGCCTGAAACAGAACTGTGGATGCTGGGCATTTCGGTTGCCGCAGCGGTAGTCCCGTGGGCTTTCAGCCTGCATGCCAAGGTCGCAGTCATAGCTAGCAGCGTGGAGTCATTGCCCCGCATGCTGGACGAACTGCGCCAGACCATTGAGGAACATGAGGTTCGCCTGAACCAGCATGACAAGAAGATTGAAGCTCTCGGCCAAGCGTCAACGCTTAGTCGTTGAGTACCTGCCGCTGGCGCAGATACTCGCAAAGTATTTCCTGCAGAACCGACCGGGGTGGCAGCGATCCGTGCTGGTCGAAGACCTGCAAAGCGAAGGGTATCTGGCGCTTGTCAAAGCTGCCCGAACCTACGATCAAAAGAGGTTGCCATACCCAAAGGCATACTTCGCACGGGCTGTGCTGAACGCGATGTACAAAGCGATCAAGAAGCTAGCCCGCCAGCCAGGGGAAGTTCGCATCACGCTAGAAGAGGCGGCCGACCTGCTGCCAGAGTTCGATCACGTTGACCACATCCGGTTGGCCATAGCTGATCTCCCTGAGTGGGAGCAGGAGCTAGCCACCGACAGGTTCATCAACGGCAAGACTCTCAGAGCGCTGGCTGAGTCGCATGAGATTTCTCTACGCGCTGCATCTCGGCGTGCCACTGCGCTTGCGGCAACCTTGGCGGGAGCTTTGGATATCCAGCTGCAGCTGCCCGATGCAGAGCCACTGTGTCGGACAGGCCGTAGTACCCCCTGACACCCTTCTTGTTGGGTGGCTTGCGCAGTTCCTTCTTGCACAGGTGCAGGCAGATGGCGGTGAACGGCTTGCCGTCACGCCGCATGGCCACCACCATGTCACCGATCTCACGCTCGGCTGGGTATGGAACGAACGCTTTCCCATTGGCTTGCCAGCCGTACGGCCTGAACTTTCCATACGGGCGACCGGCTGACCGCAGGTAGGACTGGATCTCCCGCTGCCTCTGGCCTGCGATCTGACTGCTGTACTGCGCAACGGTAGACAGGATGTTGAATGACAACTCCCCTTGGCTGGTCATCACATCCATGCTGTTGTCCAGAAACTTCAGCCCGATGCCAAGCTCCTTGCACTTGGCTAGAGTCTGCGCCGCATCCAGCACCGACCTGAACACACGGTCGAACGTACAGAAGACCACCACATCACCGGCCTTCAGCTTGTCCCATAGCACCCTGCCCTGCCTGCGCTTATGCAGGGGGATCTTAAAGGCCGACTGATCCTCGTCAACGAACACGCCACCGAACTCCACGCCCGACTGCTCAGCGTAGGCCCGCAGGCGTATAGCCTGGGCATCAGCTGAGTTCTCCTGCTTGTCTGTAGAAACACGGGCATATCCATACAGCATGGTCAGCGACCTCCCGAAGACCACCACAACAGCAGCAGAACGCCAGTGCCACCGATTAGAAAGTCCATCGTCTCACTCATTGCAATCATCGGGCACCTCCTCCTCATTCAGCTGACCTTCCAAGAACTTCACTGCCATCGCGACCGTGTCGCCCCAAAGCACGCAGTTGTTTGCCGCCTCAACGCCGGACGCATACCCCGCCTTGCGGGCCAGGCTATCGAAGTGTGCGAAGTCGCTGTCCATTCGTTCGCCAGCGCGCCTGCCGACATCGCACTCGCACAGAATCTTGTACTCCCGTGGATCAATAGCCATCACTCACCTCCCTTCCTGCTTGTCCAAGTACTCCCAGTGAGCGAGCATCTGATCGTCTAAGGCAAACGCATAGCCGATCTCTTGGTGCCGCCCGTTTGAATTCACCTTGCGCCCACGCCTCCCGTTCTTCCCGCTGATGCGGGCTTGGCACAGGCACACGCTGCCGTGGGCTGACGGGTTCTGGTACTGCGTGGCAATGCTCTGGTATCCGACAATGCAAACCGTCTTCCATCTATTGGTCAGGCGTACAGCCATCACTCACCTCCCAGTATCTTCAAACACATCTCCTTCAACTGGCCTGCCAACATCATCAGTATAGCAGTCGCCAGAACGTGCATCACCTGAAGTACATCCTTGTACATGGTATCTCCATCACGCGGTGTGAATGCCGAACCCCATGACATCGTTGCCATGCTTATCCTTGGTCATCCGATAGAACACAGTCTCCGTGCCGTTCGACCACAGCGGCGTCGTACCAGCTGGGCAGGTGGCGCTGTGCAAGGGCTGCGGTGATGGGCACCACTCAGCCCAGTAGTCGTCGCACTTAATTGGCACATCGGCCAGGATCTGCAGGTTGTGCGGGCCGATGCCCAGCAGCAGACGCTCCAGGGCACCGATGATGTAGCGGCCAGTGGTGCCCTCCTGCTTGCCGAGATCACGCAGTGCAGCTGCTGCCATCACTAGATCATCGACAGAGATAGGCGAACCCATCTTCTTGCCGATGCCGGGAACGTCAAAGAACTCTTGGATAATCTGTGCGTCTGTCATCGCTTGTCTCCCCGTGAAAGTAAACGGATCACTTCTCCAGCAATCATCAGTTCATCTAAAGCGTTTCCGCAGATAGCGTCCTCCTCCACGCAAATCCGCCCAGCCTCACGCTGTATGCGCTCAAACTGTGGGGCCACCTCATCGGTAGTCCACCCCTTATCAAACAATCGTCGTATCACCCACACCACAACCCAATTGCAGCTGCTCATCAACTCGTCCCTGTGCTGACGTTCCTCCTTGGAAATCTTACGCCTCGGTGCTGCCATCAGCAGTCCTCCTTCAAAAACTTGTGGATCTGTTCGTACACCCTACCCCAATCACCCTCCTGGTCACGGAAGGGTTCCAACAACCCCTCGGCGCAGACCAACAGGCGAATGGCCGTCTCTATCTTCTCGTCAGTCCAAGCGTCAATCATAGACATCCCTGTCCTCCTTGTTAAGGGTTAGCCAGCCCGTCCTTCTGCCTGCCGGATCGCCTGACGCGCGCGAGCAAGTATCGGCTTGGTCTCTGACTCGTATTCGACCTCGCCATCACACATGCGCAACAAGTTCCTGCACGCCTCCAGCAACTCAGGTGCTGCTGCCATCAATCGCAAGTCATCTAAGTTGTAGCGGGGCGTGCCGGATGGGAACTCCGGGTCAGTCACATCGCTTACTTGGTAGACCGTCGATCCGTTCAGCCGGATGCGGGCTACGCTGCCTTTGCCGCGAAACCACACCAACTCCCACCGCCCGGGTGTATGTGCCATCATTCCTCCCTCGGTAGTAAATCTTTGATTGCTTCCCATCCCTCTTCAATCATCCGGCATTGAATCTCGTCCTCATTATCCATGAGGAACGCATTGCACTTCTTGGCCGACCATTCCGGCCGCAACTCCTGGATGTCCTCGGCGCACCACGCCACATCGGCATGGTACGAGCGGGACAACTGCCCCATCTTGCTCCGCTTTTTCGGCATCACTCACCCTTCCCCTCTGCCTTGGCAATCACTCTCTTCACCTGCACCAACCGTACACGCAGGTTGTGTGCATCGTTCTCCGAATCAACTTGAGCCTGCGCATAGTCCAGCGCATCCGCCGCTATGTGCAGCGCGGCCAGCAACTCCGGGGCACTGGCAATGAGGCGAGCGTTCGCATCGGACTCACCGCACACAAACGCCACCCCCTTCTTGCCACCCTCGGCGCTGATCACTGGCCCCACCCACACGCCACGGTGTTCGCCCACTGCCCACGGTCCTGGTGTATGCTCACTCATCGTCAACCTCCAACATGGTGTCAGGCGGATAACCGCAGGTCTCATAGTCGTAGTACACGCAGACGCATTCGTTGCCCTCTATCTCCACCTCCTGCACGGTAAACCACTCCATATCGGCCATGGTGTGGTCATGCAGGTAGGGGCAGGACGTTGCATCGACGCGGTCCTCTTCCTTCAGATCACCCGCTCGCTTCTTCATCGCTCGCTCCTTAGAAAGAGTAGTCGTAGTATTCCATGCGCACGCCAATCATCAGCCTCTTCCCGCACTTACTGCGCCACCCTCGCTTGGTATGTCGAAAGATGGTGATCTGCGCATGCGGATTGGGGGTGTACTCATACCTCTGACACTCGCTCATGCCGTTCTCGTCTGTCCTCTTAGCCGTGTCCTGCTGAACATGCACCTGACACGGCGTGACTTTGACAATGGTTCCGGCATGCCGGTCAGTCCATGAACACATCGTCGCCCCCATGCCAACCTCTGGGTTGGGCTGGGTGCCGGTTGTGTACACATGGTTCATCGCACTACCAGTCTCAGATCCTAGTCGCATGATCTTCCTCCAGTGTAAAAGTGTACAGCTTCACACGGCTGTAGGGTGACCGACATACAAGACCCACGCCTTGGCTGCGTGCTTGGGCGGCTTGGCCACCCTCGCAGGTGCATGTGACTTGCGTGCAGCCACATGCTTCTTGCGGCGCGGGATACCCCAGCCGCTGAGATTGCCTACCCCACGCTCACGCAGCGCACGCAGCCTGCTGCATGCGGACGCTACCGTGATACCCATCTCACGCGCCGCAGCAGTGAGAGTGCTACCCTTCAGCCAGTGACGGGTAATGGTGCGGAGAAACTTGTCTTCATTTACCTTAGCCATAATCAACCTCCTTGCTTATGCCGCATTGCGGCGACGAATGAAACCCTTGGCAACCAGAAACGCATGCAGGTGCGGATAGGCTTTCTTGGGGAGCCACTCGCAGAATGCACGGTGCGATGTAGCCTGCGAGATTGACCGGCTCGCAGGTGCAGTGAACTCAACCAATGCCTGCACAAACTCCAGGTTCTTCATAAACCCAGCCTCGGCCAGCGTGCCTTTGAAGATGCGCACCTCTACGGTGTGACGGTTGGTCACATTGAGCGCGGTGTAGCGGTCATGCTCCTTCCGCACATCGGTCAGCTTCTTCTTGTGTACCTTGCACCAGCTGCACGGCCTGCGACCAGCGACCTTGCTGATGAAATTCTCAGCAGCAGGCTCGTTGAGGAAGCACAACATCTTGCCGATCTGCAGTTGAGACAGGGCATCCTTGGAGATGTGAACGTGCATGCCGCACCGTCCATTTGTCCAGCTAGACAACGCCTTGCCGGGAGAATCAGCAAACAGCGCACCGAACATACGCTTGTGGACTGCGATACTGTCCGGCCTTGTCACAATCTCCACGCCAGCCTCGCCCAAACTACCGTCACTTTTGAGCGTGCAGTAGGTAGTGGGCAGGTGTTGTCGGATGTACTCCGCTGCCTGCTCGGCAGACTCGTATCCCTCCACCTCCAGCTCCACACCGAACCGCAGCTTGTCCTTTGTCTCGGGCTTCAGACGGTTGGCAGACCTGTCGCTGTACCCGGAGATCAGACTAGGCGGCTCGGCGCAATCCGTGCAGTACCCGTCCTCATCCAGGTTGCTCTCGTCGCACCACTGCTCGTCGCCGCAATTTGCGCAGTTGCAGACGTTGTACTCATAGCACCGCCGACAGAGTGTCCCGCCATCGGGATCGGTGCAAGAGTCATCGTCATGGCCACCGCGGTTGCACATGTGGCAGTGAAAGGCATCGTTCTCATGCACCCAATCAGAGCCGACACGCATGCAGTCTTCCCGCAGGAACCACTCATCACGCGACTCCACATAGCAGATGAGGGCATCGTTGAAGTTGTAGTAGCTGCCTTCAATATCGACGCAGTCATCGGTATCATTCCATCGACCGGCATGATCCTGCACACAAACAGAAAGAGGACGGGTTTCCCCGTCCTCGCAAAGGACTTCCGCCTCAGTATTTGTTGTGGTCATACATTCTCCTCGTCGTACTTGCTGTGCTGTCGATTCAGATAACGCAACGCAATCACCCCGTCGTTCTGGATATAGTCGTCCAGGTCAGCTGCGGTGTACCCATCCTCTAGCAAGTCCTCGTACTCCCACTTCGCAGATGTGGTGAGCGAGTGGTAGTACCGGCTCTCGTCCGCAGCTTCGTAAGCATGCAGGTCTACCGGCGTCTCTTCCTTCTCTTTCTCTTTCGGCCACCGCGTGTACCCGATGCTTTTGACGTAGCTCCGGTTGGAGTACCACGCATCGCCACCCCAGTGACCGTCCTCGCTGTTCCAAATCTGCCAGTCACCGTCTGCTCGCAGGAAGCAGAACTTGGAGCCGCTGATCGCAGACTCACCCAGGAACCGGATGGAATTGTCGGAGTAGAAGTCCCGGTCCCGCTCAGCTAGCGGCTTGAGGATGTACTCCACGTAATGCCACGTATCAGACTTGGTCTTGTCGTCATCGGTGCTGATGTTAAGGATGCCGTTGTGGATCATGGCCGTCTCATCGGTCACGCTAAACGGGTGGCACATCTCAGCATCACGCGCACCGTGCGTAGCCAGCCTGAAGTGGATAAGCGCCTGCTTGTCCTCCAAAGGCATGTACGCACGGGCAAAGTCATCGAAGTTGAAGAACCCCTTGTGGATCTGGATGGAACCATCCATCACCACAGCAAACCCCGCACCGTGCGAGTTGCTCTTAAACCCCTCCTCCAAGGCATCCCAGTCAGGCTTTACCTTAGAAGGCTTGTAGATTGCTAGACACATACGCATCACCCCTTTGGTTAGTTAGTCAACGCTTCCTTCAACTTGCACACCAGTGCCACTGCCAGCTTGTCGTAGTCCAGTTCCTCGGCCAGCGAGGACATGTCCAGGTCATCCAGCACACGCTCTGCGATCTCAGAGGGTTCGATGTCCAGATTGGATGCGACATCGGAAGTGTCCATGTAGGACGCAACCTCTGACGCATCGATCTCCCGCACTACCTTGCGGACGATCTCGTCAGTATCGATGTCACCCTCTAGCTCCTCCTTCACAAACTGGGCGACGTTCTTGCGGAAGTCAGGCGTATCCACATGCCACGCCAAATCCTTCCGGTCGATGCCGTTGATGGCGCTGATAATCACCGCCTCGCCGCTCGGCATGTACCTTGCCACGGCGGCATCCACCTTGCCTTGGATCCACGCATTGAACCGTTGTCGGATCGACATTGAACCCTCCGTTGTTGGTTGACACTGTTACTACTCACTCAGCCGGGACAAATCCCGCCGGAAAAACTTACGGCCCGCCTTGTTGGCGAGCCGCTTGCCGAACTTCCGCAGATGTTTCCAGTAGCCGCAGCTACCATGCGCCTTGCTAGCGCCTGGGGTCTTGCGCATGTCAGACCTCCGTTCTTGCGAGGTAGGCGCGGTGCCCATGGATGGACACCCAATCACGCAACCACTGCTCTGCTTCCCAGCGGTCATTGAACACCGCCAGATATCGACGCGCGGTACGAACGGCCCACATATCACACCTCATCCTTGGAGAATGGGCAGGTTGGCAACGGCAGACATAATCGCCTTGCCACCATGCCCAGGTATGTAGATATCCACCATCTGCAGACCGGCCTTGCGAGTACCGGCACCGTCACACAGACGGCACTGCTCGCAGGTCAGTCGCTTGCCAGCTTCCAGAGAGGCTGGGCAGAGAATCTCACCCGCAGCCGGTTCACCTGCACGCTTGGTGCGGAAGGTGCGCCAGCCAAGAGACTTTGCATGCTCCCGTGACCACGGCCCCGTAAGACCATGCACACTGGCCATGAGATACTGCCGATAGCCTGCAAAGTGCAGGTTCGCCCATTGGTGGGTGTAGCCCGTCCAGCCCGATGAAAGGCTGACCAGATGCTGCACCAACTCCAAGGGAATAAGCACCGGCTCTCCGTAGGTGCCGAACCGCACCTTACGGCCCCGGATGAATTCATCATGCAGGGAGGGAACATAGTCAACGTAGCGCCCACGCTTGAACGCATCGTAGACCATTGTCGGCCCCTGCCCGACGTTCACATAGCAAGCACGGAACCGCTTGCGTCCATCCAGACCACGCATAGGGCAATCGTTGCAGATACCAACGTCGCCCCCATTGCGCACCGCCACCACTGGATGCACATGTGACCTAAGAATGTAGGTCTGAAGCATCTTGCCCGTCTTGCCATTCTTGGATGGCTTGCCCAGTGGCATGATCACCACGTAGGGCGAACCATCGAAGGCAGACTGACCACGGTGCAGAATGACACCCAGTGGCTTGACGGTGCGTGATCTTGCGACCATACGCACCTCCTGAAAGAAACCGGAACCACAACGGCACCGGAACGCGGGCAGGCGGCTGGACTTGGTCACCTATATTTGACCTAGTCACCTAGTGCCACCTGCCCGTGATCGGATGTCGTCACCACGCCCACAGCTGGGACACCCAGCAGATGAACATGCAGACCGCAATACCGAACACGGTAATATGTCGTTCCATTGTAGCGCCTCCCTGCGCTGCCCGCATGCACAGTAGCAACACGCATCCTGCGTGCGATGTGCGGCGAATTGTTCGTCATTTGTTGAGCGAATTACTACTGCGTTACCAGAGAACAATTCCCGAAAAATTATCGGGAATGTTCACTGGGCGCAGAGTATGGAGCAGTCTTGCTCCATCGCTGATTGCACGGCTTATAGTGTCGCCGCACAGTATCGGCACTGTCATCGATTACACTTGGTGAGTGTTTTTCGTTGACACTATTACTACTGCGTTACCCTAGAACAAATCTTGGGAAGGGCGAAAGATTTTTATTGACATGGCTATATAGAGACGATAGAAATAGTGGCGTGCGGCAGGAATTGTTCCGGCCCAACGCAGTAGTAATAGCAACGGAGAACGAACCATGTCTTACAATCCTCTTACCGTGTCCAATATCGTCGCCAAGCAGACGATGCTTTTCGTTCGACGGTACGTGTCCAAACATTCGCAGCCGGATTGTCCGGCCCCCCTCTCTCTTGATGGGCGAGAAGAGGTAGTAGCGAGAATCATCTATGACTGGCAAACGGCAGACTATTCGGAATGGACTCCCGAAAGCCACCAACACGCCGCAGCCTCGCACGCTCGCAAATGGAGAATGCGAGGATGGTTCGGCCAAACGGCAGACGATCACAGGGAGCGCAGGAAAGTTGCCAAACTGGCAAAGCAGCAGCAGGCGGAGGGATGGGATGCTACCCCGTCAACCGGCACCAGTGAGGATTCCCGCACTCCCTCTCCGCTCGCCATTCTCTTGGCTAAAGAGGCAGCACAGCAGGGGCTACGCTACGTTTCCGATAGGCAACGTAAAAGCCGCAGGAAGGCCGTACGGGGCCGGAATCGCCGGGAGCGTATCCTAGTTGTGGAGGGACGCTACGACACTCATACGGCCATCCGTTGGGAGACGGTCACCATCCATGGCGTGCTGCACAAGGGTACAGTAGCAAACCGGGATATCGGCAAGAGCCGGACAGTGCCAGTGTCAGCCGATATCGCAGCATGGGCGATGCTCGGCCGGGACGAGCGGGGCCGGTTTGTACCGAACCGCGAACCCGTGACGGCCAGCCCATGGACAACGGATGACCTTGCGAACCGTACCACATGGCGTGCGAAGGCAGAGTAAGGCAAGGCAGGCGACGATGGACCGGCCCCGCTTCCTTAGATGGACGCGGGGCCGGTCGCGTTTGGGGGGGCGGCGATGCATCCCAAGCCGCCGCCGGAAAAAAACGTCGCCTTACGAAAACGTAAGCTTCGCAGGTTTCCTGTGCGTAATCGGAGAGAGTGAGCTAAGTCTATGCAGGCCATAGGCTTAGGGAACGGGAGGGAGGGTAGGCGACATGCCGAATACCCCCCTCCCACCCCCAGATCGATAGCGGTATTCAGTCATATCCACCCCTGGATTTTTTCCACCCTCTAGCCCCCACATGTCGCTTTTTCCGCGTTTCCCAAAGCCCGAAAGCTGAAACCGGCTGCGTGTCGCCAGCCATCTGGGCCTTGTTTCTGCGCCCTCTGCGTGCCCGCTGTCGCCGCGGGGCACTTGCCTTGTAGGAGGGTCCAGATGGCCACTAGCTACGAACAGCAACGCGCGCGCAATTTCCTCGCCAAGCAGGGCGACACCCAGATGCGCCAGTACCTGGGAACCCTGACTCCAGCTGAGCGCGCCAAGTACCTCAGTGATCGCCAGCAGGTACTCAGCAACGACCAGGACGAGCCAGATGCGCAGGAAGCGCCCCAGCAAGCGATTAGACGGCCGTTCAATATGCAGCCCTACTCCCAGAGCCATTCGATGCAACAAGGCTTTATAAACGATTTTGGACCCGCTGCGCAGGCACAGCACCTGGGCGGGATGGTCGATGACGTTCAGAACGCCTACCAGGACGAGAACGACTCCCGGGTAGCTCAGCTGCGTGAACAGCGCCGGATGGAGCATGAGACAGAGATGGAGGCCATGCGCCAAGAGGCTCTCCTTCAGCGGCTGGCCGCGGAGCAGCAGGAGCGGGAGAAGGATCGCATGCTCCAGAAGCAGTTAACGTCTGGTGTTACTAATCGCCAATTCGTTGACGGTCGGTGGGTCGATGTTTGACTTCCTCTTTGATGACGACTGGGACGAGTAATGGACAAAGAAGGTGGGAAGATTCGGGAATTGAAGAAGGGCTTGTGGGCCAACATCCACGCCAAGCGTGAACGGGGCGAGGCACCGGCTAAGCCTGGTGACAAGGACTACCCCGATTCCAAGCAATGGAGGAAGGTCAGTGGACAGAGAGGGTGACAAGATCCGCCAGTTGAAGGCTGGTGCATGGAGCCGCAAGGAGGGGCAGGATCCTGAAGGCGGGCTGAATGAGCGTGGCCGGGAGAGTTACAACCGCGCCAATGGTGCCCATCTCCAAGCACCCCAGCCAGAAGGCGGGCCGAGGAGGGATTCCTTCTGCGCCCGAAGTGCTGGTCAGATGAAGATGTGGCCCGAAGCCGCCGCGGATCCCGATAGCCGTTTGCGAAAGGCGAGGCGGGCGTGGAACTGCTGACCTGCACTAAGTGCGGCGAGGCTAAAGAAGCCACCGCAACCTTCTTCCCCAAGAACGCTCGCAAGAAGAATGGCTTGGATTCTTGGTGCAAGCAATGCCGCAGCGAGTACCGAAAGGCGACTCGCATGCCCCCCGGCGTGAGCGACGTTGTTTCGTTTGCCGAGGCGCGGCAGATACGCGAGTGCATTATCTGCGGTGAGACGCAATCGATTCAGTTGGCTATCGACCATAACCACAAAACAGGCGAGGTTCGCGGCGCGCTGTGCAGCCGTTGCAATCTGGGCTTGGGGCATTTCCGCGATGACCCGGAGTTGCTGCGGTTTGCTGCTTTGTATCTGGAAGGTCGCTGTGCTTGCGGGGAATGCACGCCGCGGTGGGGTGGATCTCTCAGTTCAGCAAGCGGGTGTTGATTGTTCCCTCTGAAGACGAATGGAATGAGTCACTATGCAAAGATGGGCGCGCGCTATTCTGGGTGCCTATCTGTTTGCGTGGGTCGGAGTCTCAGTTCCCTTGGGGCAGATGTACGTGCTGGAGAATTCTTGGTACTGCGAATTGATGGCGCATGATCCGGCGTACATCTACGAATCGTATCGCACGCTCGCAGCTATGGCTCCTTGGGTTTGGTGCGTTAATTTTGTGTGCGGGGCGGTTGCGGGGTGGTGTTACAAGTGATGTTCCGGTGGCTGTTCTTTCCACTTCGGGCCGGGGGATGGGCAAAGGTAAGACGGGAACACCTTCTCCAAGAACCAGAGTGTGTTGCCTGCGGAAAGGCCGAGGGGCTAAATGTCCACCACATTGTCCCGTACCACACAGACCCCAAGCGGGAATTGGACCCCACTAATCTTATCACGCTATGTGCGGATCCTTGTCACCTTGTCCACGGACACTTAATGGCATGGACCCGTGCGAACCCCGAAGTACGGGAAGACTGCGTGCGCTATCGGGCCAAGATAGAGAAGGCTAAGAATGGCTGACAACTTCTACGAATACTGGCAGGGATCTCCTGCGCAGCAGATGGCCGACTTGGAGGCGCAGCGCGCCAGCTTTGAGAAGAACAAGGGTCCGTTCTGGGACTACATGACACCAGAGCAGCGGATGGCCGTCCAGCAAAACAACCTCACACCGACTCGCACCAGCGATGCCGCCAGCGATGCCTACAATGCTGGCTTGTACGTGATGGATATGACCAGCCGCCCGCGGGACACGCTCGTCCGTTCAGCCCAAGAACTGGGGAAGGGCAACTACGGGCAGGCCGGTGGTCTGGCTTTGCGGGCACTTCCCTCTGCGCTGATGCCACAGTTGGCCGCGGGCACAATGGATTCGCCTGACGACTGGCGCAAGTACGCCCAACCAGGCACTGCAATGACTCTGGATGTGCTGACCGACCCAGGCACGTACATGGGGATCGGCATGGCGGGCCGCATGCTCAAAGGTGCCTCACGCGCCGATGATGCAACCCATGCCATTCGGCAGCTTCTCAACGCGGCAAACAACAACCCCATCAAAGCCTCTGCTGCTATGGGCGGCGCGGCGTGGGGTGGGTACGGAGCGCAGTAAATCGTTGCTAGCAGGGCACTAGTCCTTTATGGGACTAGACGATGTTCTGGAAGCGGTCGCGCGCGCCAACCGTTCGGCACGTTCTCTTGGGGCTGTGAGCGGCAAGGCCATTACTCCGCGGTATGTTGCCGACACGTTGCGGCCGGGGGAGACGATCCTCAACTTCGGCGCTGGCAAACCCAACCCGCACACGGGCCTATACGACCATTCTGAGTTGTTGCGGCGAGCGGGCGGCGATGTAAGCGAATACGACTTCGGCCGAAACGCTGTCGGCAACGACGCTCTTGCCAAGCAGTACGACACTGTTATGGCTTCAAATGTCCTTAATACGCAGTCGGACATCGACATGCTGTTGAAGACCTTAGAGCAAATGCGTGGATCCACTAACCGCCGCGCCGTCTTCAATTTCCCATCGTCTCCAAGATATTTTGATGGAAGAGCAGACGATGTGATGGACGCTGCTCGGCAAGTGTTTGACGCAGATCCAAGGCGCGTGGGCGGCACTAAGCAGGCTCCGCTGATCGAAGTGCTAATGCGTCGATGACCCTACCCCGTAACAAAATACGAGGAATAGGACACTGACTATGTAGACCCTTCCCCCGAAAGGATTTACATGTCAGAAGAAACACCAGACATCCAGACGCAGGACGCTCCCGTCACAGAGCAGACGGCGAGCTATGACTCTCCAGCCGAGAGTTCGGCCGGTACGGAGACTTCTTCTCCCGGCTTTGATACCCCCTACGCTGCGTTCCGCCATCTCCCCGACTTCCAGGGTCAGGACGATCTCTCAATCGCCCAGAACTTGTATCGGGCCTACAACGGCTACGGTGAAACCCAGCGGCAGCTGCAGCAGTACCAATCGGTCGTTCCCTACGCCCAAGAGTACCTGCGCAACCAGCGGGAGTTTGAGAACTGGAAGAAGTCTCAGGCCGAAGCTGCCAAGCCCAAGGAACCGGAAGCTCCGAAGTGGTGGAACCCTCCCCAGGTCAAAGACACCTGGAGGAGCTTCATCGTCAGAGATCCCGCCACGGGCAAGGAAGTCATCGCCCCCGACGCTCCGTATGAGGCCCAGCAGGCTCTCAGGGAATACCAGAGCTACACCGCGGACTTCGCCCGCAAGCTGGTCACTGATCCAGAGAACACGCTGAAGCCCTTCGTTGAGCAGGTCGCAATCCAGAAGGCGCAGGAGATGGTTCAGAACCATCTTAACACCTACAAGACCCAGAACTACGTTTCTGACTTGGAGCGACAGAACGCCGACTGGTTGTACGACCAAGCTGGCAATCCCACCCGGGAAGGCCAGGCGATCTCGCAGTACATCGCACAGGCGCAGGAACTGGGCATCCAGTCCGCAGAGTCTCGCTGGAAGTATGCGACCGGCATGCTCCAGAGGGATCTCCTGAACATGCGCTACCAGCAGATGCAGCAGATGCCCCAGCAAGGCTATGCCCCGCCTGCACCCCCCGCCCCTCCTGCTCCCCCGGCAGATCCAGTGGCAGAACAGAACATGCAGTTCCTTCGGGAGCGCGCAACACGCACCCCGAATCGAAGTGCTGGAACTACGGAACCGCGGGCACCGCGCTCGCGGATGAGTTTTGAGGACCGGCTGCGAAGCCAACTCGTTAACGATGGAGTTATCTGATGAGCAGTTCGACTGACTGGGCAAGGTCTATTGCCACAACGATTGTAAACCACCTCGCCGTTGAGGAAATTGCATCGCTTCGTAAGTACAAGTTGTTTGCCGCTCTGGAAGGCTCGGGCCAGATCCGCACCAACATGGCAGGCAGGGGTTTCGACTGGGAATTGCAGTACCGTAATCACACGCCTTCCGGCAACAATGGTGAGACGCCGCGGACCTTCGCTCGTCAGAACCTCTGGAAGCGAGCGGAGCTTGAATTCAGGGGTGCGCAAGCTAGTGACGCGATTTACAAAAAGGAGATGCTGGAGAACCGCTCGGCCCAGGCTCTTGTAAACGTCGCTGGTAAGATGGCCAGCCGACTGCTTACCAGCATGGAACAGTACCTTGCCAAGGAGTGGATTGTTGACGGCTATGCCTCTGGCAACGAACTGCGCTTCCACGGCATCGAAAGTTTCATGGGAAGCAACGGCACTGTTAACATTACTAGCGGTGCCCAGCGGACGGCCAATGCGGCCGACCCGTTCTGCTACCCGACCGATACCTACGCTGGTCTTTCGACTGTGCTGGGTGCGTACGGTGGCTCGCAGGCTTCGGGCAACGTGTGGCCCAACGGCTACGCGGACCCGGAGTACGATTTCTTCACGCCGGTCCAGGTGAACTACACCAGCACTTACTTCGGTGGTGCGACGGCAACGTGGAAGGACAACTGCGTGAAGGCGGTGCGTGAGGCGATTCACCAGACCCGCCGCAACGACAGCAAGGAAGATCAAGTGGACATGGTGTTGCTTGACCGCCGCCTGTTCATCGACTTCCTGAACACGCTGGACTCCAAGGAGCGAGTGATTGTCAGCCGCGCAAACGGCCTCCGCTCCTATGGTTTCACTGATGTTTTTGAGCTGGACGGGGTGGAAATCAGCAGTGAAAATTCTGTTCCTGCAGGTGTCGGATACGGCCTGTCTGTAGGCAATATCGAACTCCTGTGCATGGAAGGCCAGCTGCTGAATTCAGAAGGTCCGTTCTATGACGAAATCACGCAGCAGTACCGCTACGTGGTGTCCACCCTCGGCAACCTGAAGTTCAAGTCGCCGCGCAACTTCTTCAAACTTCTTACTCTCGCCTGAGAAAGGACTATAGTCACAATGGGACTGCAAGTTGATCCTCCGTTCGGTCTTGGTCAGACGCTTGGCGTTACCACGCCCAACGACAGTCTGTACGGTATTTCTGGTTCGTATGGCGATAACTGGGTTGGCGCTGTGAAGGAGTTCACCGATGTGAACGCCACCACCGGCCAGGTCCGCAGCAATCGTCGCAAGGTCTGCATCGCTGTCCGTAACACCTCCGGTGCGGCCCTGCTGCCCAAGCGGGTTGTGCGTCTGGCAGGCAGTGGCACGGCTCTGTTCGGTGCGGCTGACGGCTACGCTGCGGTTACCAACGATTCGCTCGTTGGTGTGGTGGACGAGTTCCTCCCTGCCGCGGGCGTTGCCAGCAACGATGTGTTCTGGGTGACCGTGGACGGCCCGACCGAAGTGTCGGTGGCGCTCTCCGGTTCGGACGTTGCCGTCCGTGACCGCTTGTCGGTTGTCACCGCCGCTACCAGCGGTGCGACGACGGCGGGCCGCGTGACGGTGTCTCCGCTGTCGTCCAGCACGGCTGGTGCGAACGACAACGGCATCGGTGTCATCGGGTTTGCGGCGAGTGCCGGGGCGACGACCGGCTCGGCCGTTCTCGCGCTGATCAAGACTCGGGCTTCGTAATTTGCCCTTCACGGGCTTTCGGGGGCGGGGCCAGGGTGGAAACATCCTGGCCCCGTTTTCTAGATGGATCAACCACCAGCAATACAGAACCTGGACTTCTTGCGGCAGCTGATCGCTGAGATCAAATCGCTGCCGCAGGAAGACGCTGACCGGCTCCGCATGTACTACGGAACGGGCGTTGGTACGGACGGCCTGACAGTTCAACAGGGGGATCGCTGATGGCAAACGACTATCTTGCCAAACCAAACCCGACCTCCCAGCAACCTCCGTATCAGCAACAGACAGCGCCGCAGCAGCAGGCTTCGCCGTACAAGGCTCCTGACATGTCGTCGTACCAGCCCTACACAGGGCCGCGCACTCCTCCGAAAAATGCGCGAACAAACGACCTCTCGGGTCAGGTGCCGTCGAATCAAATCTGGGGTCAGGCGTACAACCAAGCGTCTAACCAGTACGGCGGCAACACGCAGGCTCAGTCTTGGACGATGCCTGGTTCATACTCCACGCAGGGCTACAACCCGACAACTGGGCAATACGGCCAGCCCACTGGTGGACAAAGTTGGGACGGCAACATGGCCTATAACGCCATCGACCAGCGCCCAGGCCCGATCCAGGCTTCTGCAACAGGCGTTGGCGGGAACCCCATGCAGTGGCAGGATTCCTTGGCTCAGCGTGAAGCGTTTGTCGGTAACCTCTCCGACCGGCTGAATCAGTACACAGGCGGCCAGCTGACTGGTCCGGTTGCCTTTGACCCCAACCAATTGCTTGGGCAGGCAAACGACCAACTTGCCAACGGCACGTTCTACAACCCATTCGGCCAACAGAACCCCGATGTTCAGCGCGCCATGGGTGGGGCGAGCCAGTTTGCGACCGGCACTCAATGGCAGAACCCGTTCGGCCCGCAGGCCAACACACCGTCTTTCGGAGTTGGTGGCCAGCCTCCAGTGCAGAACACTTCCAATCCGAATCAGACCGCTGCGCGGTCAACCGCCAGCCCGCCTCAAAGCGAATCGCAGCGTCCACCGTCAGGGCCATTTATGCCGTCCTTTGGGGTGGGCGGTCAGCCGCCAGTGATTAACACGTCCAGTCAGGGCCAGCCCGCGCTGCAGTCCACCGGCAGCGCGTGGACCCGACCCGAATCCCCAATTCCGCTTCCGCAGCCGTTTAATCCTGGTGGTACGCCCCAATACGCCAACCCCCCCTCCCCGGCCCCAAGCTGGGTCACCCCGGGTGCCGCGCAGCCCAAGCCAAGCCCTTCTCAGGGAACAACCTACAACCCGACGCAACAGAATCCTTCGCTGCCTCCGGTTGACCCAATCAAATCGCAGCTGGACAGCCAGAAGAGGGCAGAGGAATATCGCGCCAAGAACAACATCTCGTTGCCTCGCAGCGAACCGACGCAGGAAGACTTGTATCGCCAGCACCCCAACCTGCGACCAAAGCAAGACTACACCAACATGAGGCCCATCGTTGATTACGACTTGGAAACTGGCAAGGCGGTCAACCCCAACAAGACGCAAGCGGACTACAGAGCCGACCGCGCCCGTGAGCAAGAGCGGTCGGCCGTGATGGATCTTCGGGGCACAGGACAGGGCACTCCAGAAAACGTGGCTGGCGTTCGCAAGTATTTCAGTGATCTCAATAGAGCCAAGCAGAATCCCAGCCAGTACCAGCAGGCTCCCGTCCAACAACCGCGCAGTGAAGCGCCGCCCTCCAAGCGCGGAGCTTACACCCGCACGCCAATGCCGTGGCGCGCTCGTTGACACGCGCGTCGTAATACTGTAGACTTGTACACCTACCCCGGGGTGTGAAATGCAACAGAAGTTCACTATCGGTTTCTGCACGTTCTCCTATGGCGGGAATGGCGGCATCTCTTCGGAACACCCGGACATTCGGGAGTGGATGCTTCCGGCCACAACCGGCCTGTCTCAGGATCCGCGCGTAGCCCGAATCCAAGTCTGGAATCTCTCAGACACGCCGATCACCATGACTCGCAATCGGGCCGTGCTGATGGCCCGCGAGTATGGCGTGGATGTCTTGGTGATGATTGATTCCGACATGAAGCCTGACATGTACTCGGGCCAGCCGGACGCAAAGCCGTTCCTGTCTTCCTCCTTCGACTTCTTGGTGGAGCATTACCCCAAGGGTCCGGTGGTCATCGGCGCGCCCTATTGCGGCCCGCCGCCCCATGAGAACGTCTACGTGTTCCGCTGGCAGGCCCACCAGTCGGCCAACGCCAACCCAGACTTTAAGCTGGAGATGTACGACCGTGACACCGGGGCCAAGATGGCTGGCATCCAAGAGTGCGCTGCCCTCCCCACCGGACTGATCATGTACGACATGCGGGCGTTTGAGGTGACTGAGCCGAAGGACTCCAGCGACAACCCTTGGTTTTATTACGAATACCCCGACAAGTATCAGTCGGAGAAGTCATCCACAGAAGATGTGACGATGACCCGCGACCTGTCTCTCGCCGGGACGCAGAAGCTGGGCTACAACCCTGTGTTCTGCAACTGGGATGCGTGGGCCGGTCACTGGAAGCCCAAGTGCGTTGGCAAGCCCCAGATCGTCCAGGCCGTGGACATCAGCGCCAAGCTCAAGCAGTGCTGGCAGGCCAACTACGACCACAGTGTGAAGCTGATGGATCTTCGGCCAAAGTGGAGTGTGAAACCTGGCTGAGTACAAAGCCTGCATCCAGTGCGGCACCTCTTATGAGTTGACACCCGCAAACTGGCACAAGTCGAAGGACGGGTTCCATGCGCGCTGCCGCCGATGCCGCAACGCCCATGAGAAGAAGGCCCGCAAGAAGAAGACCAACAAGAAGCTCGCCGAGATTGAGAAGGGCGCGGTCGATCTGTTCGTAGCCTCCGCAAGGATCGGAGGAGCCAACATCCCCCACTCATCGGAACTCTTAGAGGTTCTGATGGAATACTTCGGCGGGGTGCGAGGTTTCGCGAACGCATACATGAAGCAGCTGTTCGACTCCCCTTCCGGCGGCGCGTTTCGCACCAAGATGCTGGACACCGTTGTGCGCCTCGTCTCTGCCAACACAGCAATGGGTGGTGCCAAGAAACCCCTCACGGCCTGGAGCGAAGAGGAGCTAGAGGACGAGCTTCGCCAGCGGATCATGGAAGCGGCCACAACAATTACGATCCAAGGAATTCCTTTGAAGGAGATGCAGCATGGAGTGTCAAACGTGCCGGTGGTGGGATCCGACAGTGGCAACGTGGGGCCGGTGCAGGAGATACCCTCCGCAGGTGACTGTGGAGGAGGACACGCACCCGATCACCGACCAGACTGATTGGTGCGGAGAATATGAAAAAGCACCCACAGATCCCCCCACCGCCGCCACCTGAAGAACCGGCCGTCCAAGGCATCACGCAGCACGCGCTCAATCAGCTGCGCGATGTGCAGTTGGAGCTTGCGGAACGCCGGATCGAAGCCCTGCGGCTTTATGTCCCGATGCCCAAGCAGGAGGAGTTCCACAAGTGCATGGCGAGCGAACGCCTGCTGATCGGCGGCAATCGGTCAGGCAAGAGCGCCGCAAGTTTCATAGAGGACGCTCGCGCGGCCACAGGACAAGACCCGTACGGGAAATATCCGAAGGAGGGCGGGAACCTAGTGATCATCGGCAGGAACTGGCCCCACATCGGCCTTGTGGTTGTGCCAATGCTGTTCCGTGCCGGTGCCTTCAAAATGATCAAAGACGAGACGACGAATCAGTGGCGGGCCTTTAAGCCCGGGGCGGACGACCCCTCCAAAGCAAAACCAGCACCGCCCCTCATCCCGCCTCGCATGGTCAAAGAGATGAGTTGGGTATTGAAAAACGCAGGCTACCTAAACAAGGCAGAGCTTACCAATGGGTGGACTATCAATTGCTTCTCGTCAGAAGGCGAACCGCCCCAAGGTTTTCAGGCCGACTTAGTTCACATTGATGAGGATATTAATAATGAACGGTGGGTCGGCGAGATGCAGGCGCGGCTTGCAGACCGCAAAGGCCGGTTTGTTTGGTCGGCTATGCCGCATAGTAAAAACGATGCGTTGCTGGGATTGTGTGAACGTGCGGACAAGGCAGAGGAAGAGGGGCGTGAGAACTCCATTATTAAGAAGTTCACCCTGCGCTTCTTGGATAACGACCACATCGACAAGGAAGAGAAAGCCAAAAACATTGAGCGGTGGTCTGCCCTGGGGATGGACGAGCTTCGCATGCGAGCGGAGGGCGAGTTCACCACGGAAAGCACGCTCATGTACCCGTCGTTCAATCCTGGTGTGCATGTTCTGCGGCGAGAGGATCTACCCGATGGACGGGTTCCGGCCGACTGGACGCGCTATGTTGCAATCGATCCTGGCCACACGGTCCTTGCGTGCGTGTTTGGAGCGGTTCCCCCAGATGAAAAGTTCCTTCTCATCTACGACGAGTTGTATATCCGCCAAGCCAATGCGCTGATCTTTGGCGACCAGTTCGCCCAGAAGGCCGATGGCCAGAGCTACCGGACGTTCATCATCGACATGCACGGCGGCATGCTCAGAGACTTAGGGTCTGGTCGGCTTCCCCATGAACTGTACTCCGAAGAACTGAAGAAGCGCGGCATTAAGTCGCAGATGAGCGGGTACGGATTCATCCCAGGCTCAGACGACATCCCGGCCCGCACCGCCCTCGTCCGGCAGATGATGCACATCCGGGGCGACGGGACGACCAAGCTGAAGTTTCTGGACGGTGCGTGTCCGAATCTCATGCGCGAGATCCGCCGCTACCGCAAGAAGACAACGAGCGTCAACGGTCAAATCTATGTGACCGATGAGCCGCAGAGCCGCGGGGAAGTCCACGCCATTCAGAGCGTGGAGTACCTCTGCGCCTACGAACCCAAATACCACGCACCACCAAAGACCTATGGCCCCGATCCATGGTGGGTGCGTTACCTCGCGGAGAAACGCCGCAGGCAGCAGTCGTCCGAAGACAACTGCATAGTTCTCGGGCCAATGGGGAGTAGACGACAATGAGCGATTACGCGATGCCGACAGCGGAGCTTGGTGACTGGGTGTTCTTCCGCGCCCATGAGGGTGCCGACCCCGTCCCGGCGCTGGTGACCAAAGTCTCCCAGCGGACCCTGACCATGTGGGCCTTGGCCCCCGGGTACGGTGGGACCGAAAAGCAGAGCGTCCACCACGTTACGGACCCTGGCGTAGCTGAGTTCCCGGCGTGGAAGGACTATGGATTCTGGGAACACAAGCCCCAGAAGAATGCGATCTTGGCGGAAAAAGTGGCACTTCTTGAGCGCAAGGTGGCCGACTTGGAAGCCCGCCGGGGCAAGTAGGGACACTAGCTAATAGGAGTCTCCATGGATAAACCGCTTCGTCCGATAGTGTCGCGCTGGTTAGAGTGCATTAAGCAGGCGACTGCCCACAAGCGTCCGTTCACAGAGGACGCTGACGAGGCGATGAACTTCTTTGCGGGCGACCCGGATTTCATGTGGAAAGATGGGTATGCCCGCGGGGAGCGGGGCTACAACAAGGGCATGACACCCCCGGCGTTCCGCATGCAGGTCAACCGCGTGTGGGAGGCCGTGCGTCTCTTTACCGCGGTCATCCACCACCGGAACCCAAACCGCGCGGTGACCCCCAAGGAGTACCCGATCATTGGGCCTGCGCTCCTTGGCATCCAGCCCCAGCCCCCCGTACCGGCAATGGGGCCGGACGGTCAGCCGATCATTGGACCGGATGGCCAGCCGGTGATGATGCCAGACCCGGGCATGCAGATGTACCAGCAGGGCTTGCAGAATCAGCAGATGCTTCTGGAGCGGCGTAAGCTCGTCTCCCGGCTCCTAGAAGACTATCTGAACTACACGCCCAACGAGCTAGACCTGAAGAAGCATTCTCGGAAGGTGGTTGAGGAAGCGTTCATTAAGGGCGCTGGTGTCTGGTGGCATGAGCTTTATTCGCCGCCTGGATCGCAGCTGAAGATGGCTGGGAGCTTCTACGACTCTATCGACAACCTCGTCTGGGATCCCGATGCGGACGAGTTTGAAGACATTCGCTGGGCCGCTCGCAAGCGCGTCCAGCCGTTGGATGAGGTAGCCGCAAAGTTTGGTCTGTCCCGTGATGATCTGAAGGGTCACATGGAAAGCTACTCGTCTCGCGGCGACAACAACGAGCGCGGGTTTGAGTACAAGAAGAAGATGGGGAAGACCAACGACCTCATCGTCTATTGGGAAATCTATTCCAAGACGGGGTTTGGTGACCGGCTCAAGAACGCCGACAAAGACCTCCGCGGCAAGTTCGATGCGTTTGGCCCAAACTGCTACATCGTTGTGGCGGATGGCATTGACTTCCCGTTGAACATGCCAGAGCAGATGCTGCAGGAAGAAGTGGACGAGACGGGTGTCCCGCAGTCGATGTTTATGGCGGCGCAGTGGCCTATCCCTTTCTGGGCAGAACCGAATGGCTGGCCGTTCACTCCGCTGGTGTGGCACGGCAAGCCCGGGTACAGCTGGCCTATCAGCATCATTCGCCCAGGTATCGGAGAGCTTCGATTTATTAACTGGGCAATGAGTTTCCTCGCCACGCGCATTGCGACCAGTTCGCAGGTGCTGATTGGTGTAGCGAAGTCAGCCGACCCAGATATAAAAGCCAAGATTTTGGAGAAGGACGAGGGTGGCTTTAAGATCGTAGAGATTTCTGAAGCCATCGGCCGGTCGGTCAACGATGTGATCTCTGTCTTCCAGATGCCTGGTGTCACATCGGACATGTATCAGATTATCTCCGAGGTCACCGCGCTGTTTGACAGGCGCGTCGGTTTGACAGAGCTAATTTATGGCATGACCCGCAATCAGTTCCGGTCAGCTGCAGAAGCGCAGGTGAAGGCTGAGCAAATTTCGGTCAGGCCGGATGACTATGCAAATATTTTGGAAGACGCTCTGTCTCTTGTCGCACGCAAGGAAGCTCTCCTTGCTCGCTGGTTGATTGGCCCGCAGGACGTTGCGCCTCTCTTGGGGCCGATGGCTGCACAGGCGTGGCAGATGCACGTTCAGGGCGAAGACCCAGAGTCTGTGGTGCGCGAGTATTCGTACCGCGTTGAGGCTGGGTCTGTGAAGAAGCCCAACAACGCCACCCGCATTGAGAACATCACCAATGCGATGCAGATCCTTGCACCGATCAGTCAGGGCTTGCTGCAAGCCGGTCGCCCAGAACTGTTCAACTCGCTCTTGGAAGACTGGGGCAAGGCGATGAACGTGGATGTCGCACGGTACATGGTGCCGCCTCCCCCACCCCCTCCTCCAGGCCCGCCGCCTGGTCCCCCGCAAGGCCCACCCCCAGGACCGCCCAATGCAAATCCCAGTTGAAGTTAAACGCGCCGGTCCCGAAGCCGTCGCCGCCTACAAGCGTGCCCTGCCATACGGCGAGAAGTGGGCCGCTATGGTCGCAACGCAGACTCCACCTGGAACGTCCGGCACCGACCGTGCGTTCATGGAGGGCCGCATGAACAACCAGCAGCTGGACGGCATGCCCGTCCGGCAGGCAAGGTACGTGGCCGCGGAGGCTAAGCGGGCAGGCATCAACATCTCGGGCAAGCACTATGTCGGCGGCATTGCCGACAACCGCGGCTGGCGTGATCCCGAAGCCTGGGTGTCCAACAATGACGACATCCTCAAAGTCGCCCACAAGCGCCGCCTAGCCGTGAGCGGAACTGTGAACTACGACCCGGGCGTGGATGCCCCCAAGCGCAAGCTGATCAGTGAGTCGATTGTGCGGGAGGAAGTAGCCAAGGCCAAGAAGCTCAACCCGTCTGCGAAGACTGCGGATCTGCGAGAGAAGGTCATTGAGAAGCATGCCTACCGCGTCAAAGGGAGGGATGTGTGAGCTACAAGCTCGTCCAGTTTCGGCGTGGAACCGCCGCAGAGTGGGCGGCTGCAAATCCAATCCTAGAGGCAGGAGAGATTGGCTATGAGCGTGATGTGCCGTCCGGTACGGAAACATCCACGGACACGTTCAGCTACTCCGATCCCGCCTTTGGCTCGGGTGCAATCAAAATTGGTGACGGCGTAACGAGGTGGAGCAACCTGCCGTACCTACTGAATTCTTTGCGGTTCTCTCTTCCATCCTCCAGTGATGTGGAGATGACCGACATAAAGACGGGGGATGTGCTGCGCTGGTCAAACGGTAAGTGGCGCAATTATTCGGAGACACAACTTTTAGACGGGGGTAATTTTTAAATGGCAACACTTCGTATCAAACGGCGGGCAAGCGGCGGCGGCGCTGGTGCCCCAAGCAGTCTGGCCAACGCGGAACTCTGCTTCAATGAGCAGTCAAACGTGTTGTACTATGGAACCGGCACCGGCGGCGCGGGCGGCACGGCTACTAGCATCATCGCCATTGGTGGTTCGGGCGCGTTTGCGACCACCTCCTATGTAGACAGTTCAATCTCGTCCGGCGTGGCTTCTGCGGTATCGACGCAACTGGCGAACTATGCCCTGCTCTCGGGCGCTTCATTTAGCGGCAACGTGACTGTCGGCGGCAACCTTGTGGTCAACGGAACCACAACCACCATCTCGTCAACCACCATCTCCGTAGCCGATAAAAACATCGAACTGGCCAAGGGTTCGACAACCGATGCTGCGGCAGACGGTGGCGGCATCACGTTGCACGGCACCGCGGACTACACGCTGAATTGGGTTTCTGCCTCATCTTCTTGGACGAGCAGCGAGAACTTCAACATCCTCACCGGGAAGACCTACAAGATCGCCGGTACGAATGTTCTGTCGGCTACCACTCTCGGGTCCGGCGTGACAGCGTCCAGCCTGACAAGCGTAGGGACGCTTTCCACGGGTGTCTGGCAGGGTACGGCTGTAGCAGTTGGCTATGGCGGGACGGGACTGACATCGGCTGTCTCTGGCCTTCTCAAAGGAAACGGCTCCGCGTATTCGGCGGCAGTTGCCGGAACCGATTATCTCGCGCCCAGTTCTGATATCGATGGGGGTTCATTTTAGTTGGCAACTGTCAGGATACTTCGATCTACTACCGCCGGTAACACGCCGTCCTCGCTGTCCACTGGGCAGATCGCAATCAACGAGGCCGATGGCAAGCTGTTCTATCGGAACTCGTCTGGCGTTGTGACGGCACTGGCTACCGGAAGTGGTGGCGCAACTGAAATCTACGAGTACGCAACGACTGCAAATTTCCCTGCCACTGGCAGTGCGGCTCAGTTGGTGATTGCGACTGACACGGGGCGAGTCTATCGCTGGACGGGTGCGGCTTACATAGAGATTGGCCCTCTCGGTGGTGTGACTGGGATGAACCCTGTCATTCGCTCAATCGTTTTTGGAGTTTAGTGATATGGCAAATCCAAATGCAGGGACGGCTCAGAACGTCTATTACAACAACGCTTCCTTGTCCTTGACGGCGACAGCTGCGACTCAGCTTGTCAGCAACGCGGCTTCATCTGGCAAGGTTTTCTTGCTTGACGGAATCACTGTGGCAAACATCGATACTTCTAACGCCGTGACAGTGACTGTGACGCTCTATCGAACCGCCGACAACTCGGGCACGGCATACGAATTGGCCTCTACGGTCAGCGTACCCGCGAACGCGGCCTTAATCGTTGTGGATAAGGCGCAGGGCATATCTCTGCTTGAGGCTCAGAGCATTTATGTCACGGCGGGCACGGCGTCAAAGCTCAAAGTGAACGCAAGCTGGAAGGAACTCTCCTAATGCGTCCACGCGGCGGGATTATCGGCGCAAGCGTCACGCCAACGCAGTCGGCGGCGAGCGGCATTTGGACGCCCCGCGAGGCAGAGGCATACAAGCGTTCAGGCGTCTGGCCTGCGCTCCCCGGTGCGCCTACGGGCGTGACGGGAAGCAATTCTTCTGGCAGCGTCGCGTTGACTTGGACTGCACCAGCATCCAACGGCGGGTATGAGGTCACTGATTACATTGTGCAGTATTCCAGCGATAGCGGAAGTAATTGGTCTACGTTCTCGCACTCCGCGTCGTCCTCGGCCAGCGCGACAGTGACGGGTTTGACTTCTGGGACAAGCTACATATTCAGAGTTGCTGCCGTTACATCTTTGGGAACGGGGCCATATTCGTCGGCAAGTTCCAGCGTCACACCGGCCAGCTTTGCGGCGATGGCCGTTCTGCTCACCAGCGGCACCAGTTACACGGTGCCAAGCGGAGCGACAACGATGAAGGCGTGGGCGGTGGGGGCGGGCAACATATACCAGAACGCTGGCGGTGTTGCCTACAAAACGTGGTCAGTTTCTGGCGGAGCAACGGTCGGTTACAGCACTGGGCCTGCTCCGACAACCACAGGGAGCGTTCATACTGACACAACTGTTACATATGGCGGCGTGACAATCAGAGGATTGGGTGCTTCTGCGTTCAGTGCTGGTGGAAGTTACTCAGGAGGTGATGGCGGTGCGAACGGTGGAGCCGGTCAAAACAATCGCGGCGGGGCCGTGGGTGGCAACGGAACGACGGCATCATGTGGCAGAGTCCAGATGACAGATGTGTCTGGACTAAAAGCAGCAGTCGCTCTCGCTGGTGGGAAAACAACGGAGGACTGCGGAGCAACGCCAGCGTTTGGGTCTGGCGGTCGCAGTAAGTACGACCCGAGAACGATAACAGCCAACGGCGGATATGGCGCAGGCTGCGGAACAGACCCAAATAGTCCCGTTGCTGGTGCTGGTGCTGTGGTTCTGTATTTCTCTTAGGAGTGAGGTTGCCTTGAGCGACATTGTTCGATCACCAATTAACGGAAATGCAATCCTGCTAACGCCTAGGAGCGGGAGTCATTCGCTTGCACGCGCAGCCGTCGCGGCTTGGTATCCCTCTATTGAGGTGCCAGAAAATGCACACCCAGCCAGCGTATTGCCAACTGAGATTTTTGTTGATCAGAAAGGTCTTGGGATAATTGTCAGAAATCCAATCGAACGCTTTCGATCGGCATGCGCGCACATGCCGTCTCGGGCCTTAGAGGAGCATCTCAGCGGCCCACTATACAGACCACTGCCGCAAGGTGAGTTTGCTCGCCACTTTCGTTTTGAGGATCAATTTGACGCTGCTGCCGAATGGCTTGGCCTGCCGACGCCGCTGCCGTTGGAGGACGCCACAAACGAGGCCGACAAGCCGATCCTCACGCCAGAGCAGGAGGCTCGCGTGCGTGAAATCTACGCGGCAGACATCTCATTGTGGGAGTCGTTGCAGTGACAGACAACGAAACCGTCACCGTCCCGGCAGAGGAGTTCACTAGCTTTTAACCATGGCACTCTCCCTCCCAGCATCACCGACAGTCGGTCAACTATCCGTTCAAAATGGCCGCACATACACATGGAGCGGCTATGCGTGGGAGTTGACAACCAACGTCGCAGCGCATGCGTCGTCGCACGGTTCAAGCGGCGGCGATCCGATTACTCCCGCAGCCATTGGTGCGGCTGCGACAAGCCACTCGCACGCGGCAAGCGACATCACAAGCGGGACGCTCTTGCAGGCCCGCCTAGATTTCATCCCGATTCATCCGTTTCTATTGATGGGAGGCTGAGATGCCACAGACACATAAGGTTCTTGGACAACTCAACCCATCAGCTACGACGCTGACGACGCTGTACACGGTGGCGGCGTCTACCAGCACCATCGTTTCGACATTGTCGATATGCAACCAAGCCGCAACGTCAGCAACGTATAGAGTCGCCATTCGGCCTGCGGGTGCGACGGTGGCGGCGCAGCACTATCTGGTGTACGACTCGGCGATTCCGGCCAACGACACAATCACTCTCACTCTCGGGATAACTCTCGCTGCAACAGATGTGATCAGCGTCTACGCAAGCTCATCCACTCTGTCGTTCGGCGCGTTTGGAGTGGAGATCACATGAGCAGGCGACTGACTAGCGGGACATCGCTGCGAGGTGCTGCGCTGTCGTCGGCAATTTGGCCGTCTCGCATTGCTGTGCAGTACCTAATTGCTGGTGGTGGCGGCAGTGGTGGGGCTGGCCCTCGCGGTGGGGCTGGCGGGGCTGGCGGATTTCTTACCGGCACATTCCCAGCGGTCGTTGGCGTGACCTATTCGTTCGTTGTCGGCGGCGGTGGCACTCTTGCCTATGCCTACGGCGCAAGCTCCTCAACACCCGGAACAACAGGAACATCAACAACTGCTCTCGGCCTAACGGCAATTGGCGGCGGGTTTGGAGGAGGTGGAGACGGCACTCCTGCTGGTGGTTCCGGCGCGAGCGGCGGCGGATCATATGGGTCTGCGGCGTTTGGATTTGGTTCGCAAGGTACTCAAGGCTTTAACGGAGGTTATGGATACGCAGGCGGTGTCTATGCGACCGGAGGCGGTGGTGGTGCCGGGGGTGCCGGAGGCAGCGCAACAACGTCTGCCGCCGGAAATGGCGGGTCGGGTGTCAGCAGCAACATAACAGGCAGTTCATTAGGTTACTGCGGCGGCGGCAGCGGCGCGAACTACCTGTCTGCCACGGGTGGCACTGCAACAGACGGCGGCGGCAGTGGTCGAAACACATCGCCATCAAATCAAGCCGCCTCGCAGGGTGCCGCGAATCGCGGCGGCGGCGGCGGTGCGGGAGGAAATGGGGGCAGCGGCGTTGTCATCATCCGCAGTCCTTCGCCAGCAATTTCAACCACAGGCTCGCCAACGGTCACCCCAGTTGGCAGCGATTACGTTTACACATTCACCGGATCGGGGAGTATCACCTTCTAATGGCACACTTCGCCGAGTTGGACGAGAACAATGTCGTCACATCTGTAGCAGTGGTCGCCAATGAGGTGCTGCGTGCTGACGGCGTTGAGGTTGAAGAGAGAGGCGTTGACCTCATGGAGTCGATCACTGGGCACAGGCGCTGGAAGCAAACGTCATACAACGGAAAGTTTCGGCTGAATTACGCTGGGATTGGTTTTGTCTGGCGAGATGACTTGCAGGGATTTATCCCACCAAGCCCAGGAGAGGGATGGACGCTAGATGGGGAGACTGGCGCGTGGGCGGAGGCGGCTGGGATCTAGTTTGGGGCCAGTTGCCGACTGAGCGGACAATAGCTTATAGGCCCATTTCATAGGACTTACATGCCCCCTCCACGCCTGAAACGCAGCAATACGGCCGGTCAGACTCCTGCCTCGTTGGAGGATGGCGAGATCGCCATTAACCAGGCAGACGGCAAGCTGTACTACCGCACGGCGGATGGGGGCGTGGATAATTTTGCCGCCCTCCCGGCCACCGATAGCACAATGACGGGTGTGCTGACCGTTAAGCCAGTAGTTGGCCCCGCGGCACCCGACGGCAGCGTGCAGGTAATAGGCGACAACACAAATGCCGCCGTCACCATTCAGCGCAATGCGGACTCTGCTGGCAATCCGGCGCTGCGGTTTAAACGCACTCGCGGAAGCACAGCCAGCCCAACAATCGTTCAGACGAATGACACGCTTGGCGCTATCGCGTGGCACAGCGTTACGACCACAGGTGCCGCGGCAGCAGCGGGGTTAATTCGATCCGTATGCACTCAAACGCCTTCTGCGGGCGATGCGGCCCTGCGAACCCAGCTAGAGATGTACGTGTGCGACGGTTCCGTGCAGGGCTTGGCGTTTACGATTACGCCAACGGCCAGCAACTTTTCCAATAGCCTTACGGTTGGAGGCACCGCGGTCGTTGTCTCGTCTGACTCTCGGCTGTCTGACGCTCGCACGCCGACTTCACACGCGCACGGGAACATCACCAATGGCGGGGCCATCGGCTCCACATCCGGCTTGCCTGTCCTGACCGGCGCTAGCGGTGTCCTGACGACGGGCGCTTTCGGAACCACTTCTGGCTCATTCTGCCAAGGCAACGACGCGCGCCTATCAGATGCTCGCACGCCAACTGCGCACACTCATGCCGCCACAGACATAGTTTCTGGCACGCTTGCTGACTCGCGTCTTTCCGCCAATGTTGTCCTGACAAGTGACTCCAGATTATCGGATGCCCGCACGCCGACTGCACACACGCAGGCCGCGTCAACAATCACAGACTTCGCAACGGAAGCCGCTAAGTATGGTCCCGTGACAAGCGTGAACGGGCTTACGGGTGCTGTCACAATCAACTCTTCCAACTCATCCGGTGGTCCGACGCTCGGGACCATATTTGCACTCAGCTGAATTCCAAATGGCAAATCCAAACATTAACGCACCGTCGTCCTGTTTTGCGAACAACGCGCTCCTGTCGTTGGGCACATCCACGGACACGCTTATCATCGCCAATGCTGCTTCCAGTAGCAAAGTGTTTTTGTTTGACTCCATTCTAGTTGCAAACACAAGCGCTGCTAACGCCGACATCACAATCACTATATACGCCGCGGCCACTAACACCGGCACAGCGTACCGCATCGCAAATACCATCACGGTTCCTGCCAAGTCCACGTTGGTGGTCATCTCTAAGAGCAACGGCGTGAATCTGAAAGAAGCGCAGTCGATTTATGCTACGGCAAGCGTTGCTGGCGCTCTGGCCGTCACGGCATTCTGGAAGGAGTTCGCATGAGCCGCGGAACGAATCTCAAGGACGGTGTCAATTTCGTCAATGCGGGGAGCCGCAGCGGCGCTTTCTCAACGGACAAAGCGCCGGACGATGACGGCGTATTGGGAGACAGGACGTTTGTTCCTCTGTGGTCAGGCGTACGCGATTTAGATGGCTTGACTGAAGCTATACCAGCAGCTTCGGGACTCGTACTGCCTGGTTATTTCCATGACACACTTCCGTACAACTGGAGCTAGACCGTGCCACTTCCCGATCTTGCAAGGCCGTCGCGAGTCGAAGCGCGCCTCTTAATGCACAAGCCGGTAACGTCCGGCACTACGGGAGTTCTGACTTGTCCCGCCAACACTACTATACGATTGCGAACGATTTACGTATCCAATCAAACGTCGGCGGCGCAGACGTTTACTGTGCAGATATATCGCGGTGCGACGATGTACCCACTCAACTCTGGCGTAACCGTCAACGCAAAGAATCTATTTAACGTAACGACCATGGACGATGCGTTGTATTTGGAGCCTGGGGATATCTTAATTTTTGAGCAAACAGCTTCGACCGCCAACACGCTCACGTTGTTTGTCTCCTATGAGGCAATCACTTAATGCCGAAGATTAATTACGGATTCAAAGGCGATGCCATTACCGCGGCAAATGCCATTGCGGCTGGTGCAGCGGTGGCATCGCAGGCTTATCGGTACCTGGAGCAGGATGGCACAATCACCCCGCTCACGGCCCCTAGTGGACCCAACTCCTTGGCGGCGACGGGTGGCAATCACCAAGTCACGCTGACATGGTCAGCCCCTACGACAGCGGGCAGCGCGTCGGTGGTCGGATACATAGTCTTCTACGTGGCAGACGACGGTTCAGAAGTGTACTTGGACACCTCGGGCCGCACGTTCACGGTCACCGGACTAACCAACGGCACAACGTATCTATTCGGCGTGGCTGCGGTCAACTCAGCCGCAGGGACTGGGACGTTCGCTTTCGTCTCGGGAACCCCCACAGACCAAGCTGTTGGCGATCCATACTTTGCCAACGTCACGCTCCTCCTGCACGGCAACACTGGGCTTGGAGACAGCAGCAGCTATGGACGAAGCCCAACATCTTCATCTGGTGTTTCCGCGAGCAGTGCGGATCCCAAATATGGCGCGGGTTCTATACGAGCGCGCAGTAAGTACGATGCAGGCACAGGTGGATGGCTTCTGTTTGAATCGCGAAACTTTGACACCGGCATATCTTCCGTTCCGGTCATTGGCACTGGCGACTACACCATTGAGTGGTGGATGCGACTCCAAGACTCTTCTTGGAACTCCGGGTATGGCGACATCTTATTTGACATCTTTAATGCTGGCAACATCAACCCCCGTGGCCAGAGGTTGCTGGTTGGTTTTCGCAACGACGGCGCAATGCGCATACTTGAGGGGAGCGATACTCAGGATACAAGCGAATCGTCCGTGCCGTTCGACTCTTGGTGTCACATAGCTATTTGTCGCGCATCGGGAACACGCCGCGTCTACATCAACGGCACGCTTGCGTTAACCCAGGCTAGCTCGCATGACTTTGGCGGGACGAGGTTCGTTCTATTCACTAACGTAGACGACATCTCGCAGGCAACCTCCGGTCACTTTACCGGATACCTAGACGAGTTTCGCGTGACGCTGGCGGCGCGCTACACAGGGTCCAGCCTCACCGTGCCATCTGCGGCTTTCTTGGATTCTTAAACCCCATCCGCCTATAACACATGCTGACTTACTACGACGCCGTCGAACACCTCATCACCAGCAGTTTTGGTGGGCCGCAAGATGCGGAGCAGACAGACATCCGCACCGCTATCCAGCGTGCGTACAGCGAACTGTCTACCTTGCGAGACTGGAACTACTACCAGACGCACGGCCGCATTCGGTTTGCAATCAACTGGCTGGGAACCGTCACGTACACCCAGAGCACCCGATACTTCGACCTAGTTTCTGGCGATGCCTTTCCTACCAATGCGGCTCTTTGCCGGATGCGCCTGAACAACACGGTGACAAAGATCGCCACGCGCGTCAGCAATACGCGCTTGCAGTGCGATTCGATTCTGACACCCACCACAGACTTGGTGAATCCAACGGCGGCAACGCTGTACCAAGACACATTTCCTCTGCCTTCAGACTTTCGGTCTTTGGACTCGCCCATTGACCATGTGGCTTGGACGCGGTTCATCTATGCCACACCTGATCAGGCGATGAAGCTGGAGAACGCCAATAACCTAGCAGGCCCACCGCATGCGTGGACTGTCATTAAGGATCCGCAGGGAACGGGTTGGGCGATTAAAGTCGTTGGGTATCCGGTCGCCAACTCAAACCTAGACTTCACCTACCGTAGACTTCCGCGGCGGCTGCGAATCTCTGGGCATGAGGCCAGTTCCCGCCAGGGCACGGTTACCATTTCTGGGACTGCCGTCACTGGCTCTGGCACAGCCTTCACATCTGCCATGGTTGGATCCGTGTTGCGCGTGGGAACTTCCTCGGAGTCCCCCGGCAGTGACGGCTCCCTGACCCCGTACCAAGGCGAAGCAGTCATAGCGTCTGTGGCAAGCGCAACGTCCTGCACGCTAGCGACCTCGCTCACGGCCACTGCGGCAAAGTACATCGTTACCGACATTGTGGACATGGCCACGGGCATGCACAACGGTTTCTTGTCCTGCGCGAACTACTGGCTGGCGCGAACCCGCAACACCAAGCCGGACAATGCGTTCGCCATGTACCAGAGGGACTTGCGTCTGGCTATGGAGTCCGATGCACTCACTCCGTTCCAGCAACCGCAGCGAGTGATCTTCGATGCCATGGCTTGGAGAACGCCGCTGCAGTCCGACAACTTTGATGGAGGCAACCCATGATCGTTATCGACAAATGGGCGGGTCTGGCGACCAACGCTTCGCCCTATTCCATCCCACCAGGATCGGCAGTGCAGCAGGTGAACTTGCAGTGCCTGGTCCCGGGCAAGCTCTCGGTGCGTCCAGGACTCACTCCGATCACGTTCACATCGGCAGACTCAACCTCGTCGCCTGTTGTTTCCACCTTCCGATATCAGAACGGCACGGCTGAGCATCTTATCTACCAAGACTCTGGCGGTCGCATCTACTCCTCAGTCAAAACGGGCAGCGCATAATGACCTACCTTGCCCAACGCCGTTCGGGCCAAGTCGTCTCCATCTCCCTGACGACCGGCGGCTCTGGTTACACAGCCCCTCCCGCGGTGAGTTTTTCGGGAGGTGGTGGGGCGGGAGCAGTCGGTGTGGCCCACATGGCCGGGACTCAGGTGGAGGCGGTGGTTATAACAAATGGTGGAACGGGCTACACATCCGCGCCTACGGTAACCATTGCTGGCAACGCAGCTGCGGAGGCGCGCGTGTATTCCGGCTCCGTGATCCCTGCCTCGTTTGTGCGTTCGCGCTTTAACGATGTGTACGTGTTTGACGGCATGGGCCGCGGGTTGCGCTGGGATGGGGCGGCGAGCGTCATGCAACCGATTGGCCTGCAGAAGCCCTATAAGGGTCCGGCCGTCACAATTGCTAGCACTGCGATGGCTGGGTATGTGGATGCAGTCAACGTGGCGCGTCCTGGCAGTGGGTATTCCACCGCTCCCAGCGTGACATTTTCGGGAGGCTCACCAACAAAGGCCGCGGTGGGGCGGGCCGAAGTGAGTGGTGGGAGGGTGGTCGGTGTCACCATCTCAGAGCCTGGGGCAGGCTACACCTCCGCGCCTGTTGTGACGCTCAGCACCAGCAACGCTTCAGGAGCCTCCTTCTCTGTTGGCGTGTCTGGCTCTGTGAATGCCGTCACGGTTGCCAGCGGTGGAACCGGCTACACATCTACGCCGACCGTTGTTTTCTCCAGCGCCCAAGGACTCACTAAGGCCAACGCGGTGGTCAGCGTCTCGTCTGCTGGTGCGATCTCGTCAGTGGACATTCTGTCAGGCGGAACGGGAGCTACGGGTGCAGTCACCGCGACTATTTCTGGTGGTGGCGGAACCGGGGCAAGCCTGCTTGTGGGCATGAAGTACGGCGTTGCGGCTGTGACAGTCACAAAAGGCGGCACGGGTTTTCTCACGCCGCCGACCATTGCGTTTCAGCCCGATGTCACCGACACAACTGCGTCTGCAGCTGCGGCCACCGCCACCGTCTCTGGAGGCAGCATCACCAAAGTCACCGTGAGTGGGGGCGGGTCATACTCTCTGCCCCCCACCGTGACGCTTGGAGACTACGACGCCACCGCATCCTCCACCATCTCCAACGTGATGCGCGGCAAATACAAATGCGCTATCCGCTATATCGATGCCACGCCCGAAAAGTTCCGCGGGCCTATCAGTTCCTCAATCTCAGAGTTGATTGAGGTGGATGTTGCAAACGGGGCTTCTTCGTTAACGTGGACTCTGGCTCACTCTGACCTGGACAGCCGCGTGTACGCAGTTGAACTGTGGCGCACAACCTCTGATCAGAGCGTGCTGCTATTTCGGGTAGCCAAGATCCTGCGGTCTGCCGGGAACTTCTCGGGAACCTATACGGACACCCTCACGGACGACCAGCTGTCCGATGCGGAGCGCGACGGCTACGGCTTGCTGCCCGTAACCCTGCCTAGCGGCCAGATCAACGCCCGCCGATTTGGTGTTCCTCCTGGGAATTTCGCTGTGGCCTGCATGTTCCAAGACCGCTGCTGGTTGGCGGTGGACACCACTGGCGAAAAGCCCAACAGTCTGTACTACTCGGAAGTAGACGAGCCAGAATCCATCCCGCTGGAAAACGAGATCGTTGTCCAAGAGAACGCTGGCGACTCCGATGCGGTAGTTGCCCTCATCCCCCTCGGCTCGTTTCTAATAGCCGCGCAATCGCGCCATCTGTATAAGCTGAGCTACGTGGCTCAGCCCGTGCTAGATGCCAGCATCATGCTTGCGGCGTACCGCGGAGTGCTGAACAGCCGGTGCTGGGATGTGATGGGCGGCGTGGCGTTCATTGCTGATAGCTACGGCCTCTATGTCTTTGACGGCCAGAACGACCAACCCGTCTCCGTGCCGGTCGATAACTACTTCCGCGACGGCATCATCGACTTTACCAAATCGTCTCAGTTCTTTGTGCGAGCCGATTTGGCGACCAAGGTTGTGCGCTTCTTCTACTGCAATGCAACCGACACCTACCCCGCACGCGCGCTGTGCTACTCGGTCACCACTAAGTGTTGGTGGGATGAACAGTATGCAGCCCCGATTACCGCATCGGCCCCATACGCCGTAGGCGGTCAGCAGGGCGTGGCATACGCCGCCACCGGATCCGGGTTTGTGCGCATGGCTGGCTATTCCGACAACGGCACAGCGATACCGTACAGCTTCCGCTCGGGAAACATGGAGCTAGTAACCGAGGAGGGGCGGCAGGCAGTCAGCGTGCTGTACACGCCAACCTCTGGTGATGCCTCACTCTCCCTGTCTCGCTATTTCAATGGCTCAGACACCGCCCGACAGAACGCCGTTGCCAGTGACCGGGGGGATGGGTTTGTGCCGTCCTCCCCTGGAACCGATTCGGTGCTGAATATGAAGCGTTCCCGGTCGGCGCTGGGCGAGGCAAGTGGCGTGGCCCGGGCGATGTTCTACGGCGGCAACGAAGAACGATCCGCCGGTGCGGACAGGCATGTTGCCATAGCCTTCGCCGGGACTCAGTCGTCCTCTGCAAATGCCCCTGCGATACACACTGTCATTGTGGAGGGTGCTAAGTAGTGTTTACGCAAAGCATGCCTGCACTGGCGCAGGCGCTTTCTGGCGCGCTTCCCGAAGCGGCCTTGCGTCAGTTGATGCAGTCGCTGGGCAACTGTCAGCAACCTCTCACGCACCGCGGTGCGGTCAACCTCCAGCCCCCAGCCACAACCGGCGCAGGTGGGCTTGCCAGAAATGGCGTGTGGAAAACATCCGACTACCGGAACCTGCTGCCGACCGCAGGCCAAAATGCGTTTGTGGACATGCCGGGGCTTGGCGGTGGTGGCGGATATGGCGGCGGCGGCGTGATCAACAACTCCAGCAACTATGACGGCAATCAGTTTGCCTTCCCCATCAACCAAGCGTTCCAGTACAGCAACTACTTTGGCGGCGACACTTTCAACGTCGCTGGAGACAGCACGTTCAGCAACACGTTCAGCACCAACGTCACCACAAGCACGCTGACCACAAACAACATCAACGCTTCCTACATCAACAACACCTACGTGGGGCAATCTGGGCGGGACGGCGTTGACGGTGCGGCGGGAGCAGCTGGCCGAGATGGCATTACGACGGTGATTTTTTCCAATGGTGGTGGAGGGGGCGGTTCTCGCGGGATTCGCTCCACTCAAAAAATCATTACCTATGTAGATAAAACTGCCACTGGCACTGTGTCTATTCCGAATGTCTCTGGGCTGACGGTGAAGAATAAAGCCGTCACCGTCAATGCAAAAAACACCGATGTCAATATTACTACAAAGGGAGAGATCCAAGCCCCCACCGTTGCGAGCGCGACAACAAAATCTACTTCCGCCACGGGCAAGGCCGAAGTGCCAACGGTTACAAGTGCAAGCCTGTCTGACGCGAAGGCTACCGGATCTATTAAATACGATGTCTACGACAGTGCCACTTTGTCGAATCTGTCCGGCACTGTGTCTGTGCCAACAGGTGGCAGTCTTTCGGACGCTAAGGCAAGTGGCTCTATAAGCTACGATGTCTACGACAGTGCTACTGTGTCAAAGCTGTCCGGCACTGTGCCCGTGCCAACAGGTGGCAGTCTATCTAATGCCAAGGCCAGTGGCTCTATAAGCTACGATGTCTACGACAGTGCGACGGTTTCAAAGCTAACCGGAACTGTGGCCGTGCCAACAGGTGGCAGTCTATCTAATGCCACGGCCAGTGGGTCCATAAGCTACGATGTCTACGACAGTGCTACCGTGTCTAAAATAACCGGCACTGTTGACGTTCCCACTAGCGGGTCTTTTACCGCCACGCCCAGCGGCATTGCTGTAAAGGGAAGTATCGGATCCCTGTCGGCCACCGTGACCGTCCCAGTTGTGACTGGAGGCTCCTTGGATGCCGACTGCAAGCTGCAGCTGACTACGGAAAACCGAAAGATAACTGTCACCTTTACCGGCGCGCCGACTTGCGAGGTAACGTCTCAGGGTACTGTAACTGGCACAGTGACTCTGGGGGGAGCCAGTGCAAAGACTGTGAGCATCACCACGCCGACAGTGACGTTGTCCAAGTCTGCTGGCAGCGCGAATGCTTCGCTTCCAGTGACGGGCACCATTACGCTGTCGGATGCTGCCACTGCGACCGTAACAATTCCCACGCCGACAGTGACGTTGTCTAAGTCTGCTGGCAGTGCAAATGCGTCTCTCCCCGTGACGGGCACCATTACGCTGTCGGATGCTGCCACTGCGACCGTAACAATTCCCACGCCGACCGTTACGTTAAACAAGTCTGCTGGCAGCGCGAGCGCCTCGCTGGCAGTGACGGGTAGCATTAAACTGTCGGATTCCGCCAACGCCACCGTAACAATCCCAGCGCCGACCATTACGTTTAACAAAACAAACGGCACGGCAGACGCGAACCTTTCTGTGTCTGGCGGCACTATTGCATTGACCCCTGGCACAAAGCAGGTAGATGTGACTATCAGCGTGCCCGCGCTGGGAGTGGATCTAACGCCCGGCACGCAAGCCGTTCAGGTCGCAACGAAGGGAACAGCATCCGTGCTGTACCCGGATGGCACCGGAGAGTTAACCAGTGACGAAGTGGACTGGGATACGGTCTATGAGGACAAGCCGATTAGCGTGACGGTTACCAGCAAACCTGAAAGCCTCACTTATTTGAAGCCTGACTAATGCCATGTGATTGCTGCTCTACTGTTGCGTGCTGCAACGGGTCTTCTTGTGAGGAAAAGACAAAGTCACAATGCGCGACCGCAGGCGGCACAACAACTGCCTCTTGCGCCTCGCTGACATGCGTTGACGACGCGGGCGAGAAGCCCTGCACCCAAGAAAACGCCTGCTCCTGCGCCGCTAAGGGTAAGAGAACCATCAACCTCACAACGTGTAACTGCAGCACCCTGGCGGCTTCCGTTGCCCACGGAGGGTGCCGCCCACGTTACTGCGAGGTGTGTGACGAGCGCACAGGATCTTGCGTTTCGGTGTGTTATGCTCCGCGGCAATGTTGCGAAGGGACTTGCTGCCCAATTGAACAGCGATGCACTGATGGGGAATGCGTGAACAAGTGCGGGACTGGCACTACTTTCTGCCAAGGCAATTTCACAGCTTATACATGCTGCCAGCCCAACCAGAAGTGCTGCGGGGCCGAGGGGTGCCAGCCCAGGTCTACGACATCAGCGACCGTCACTGTGACAATCGATGTAGGACAAGATGCGTGGGTTGACACTGGTGTGACCATTCCCAACGACACCACTGTGATCATTACCGCGACCGGCGGCGCTTCCGGCCCTGGTAACACTGCTCCCATAAGCTCAAGCCCCAACGGCACTTCCCCTGTGCCACCAGAGAGCGCGTTTTCCGAATGCAAGGTGAAGGGTTCGGAGCCACTCCTGCGCCTGATCGGAGAAGTGGGCGGGGCACCGTTCAGTGTAGGCGCTAGCTATTCGGGCAAGCCGGGGTCCGGCGCGTTGCGGCTGCGAGCTAACAGCACATGCACAGATCGCTTTACGGGGTCTTATGAGGCCGAAGTCAGATATGTCACCAACGATCCCTGCCCAGACTACGCCCCCGCATCCGTGGGCGATCCGGTTGTGTTTGACGCGGGGGCACATCTTCACTGCGGGCCGGGGTCTGAGCTAAAAGCCCTGCTGCGGCAGGTCGGAATAGTCGCCTCCCAAACCTGTAGCTGCAACGCCCGGGCTGCACAGATGGATGTCTGGGGCGAGCGGGAGTGCCTGAAACGCATCCCAGAAATATGCGGCTGGCTTAAAGAAGAGGCTGAGAAGCGGGATTTGTGGTTCTTCCCGCCTGCCGGGGCGGCGCTGATTTTAGCGGCTATTTCCCTGTCGGCACTGAAACGCCCTTTCCGGGGCAATAGCAAATAGGAGACAAGCATGGCCGCATTTGATGGAACTTTTCTGGCCCCATGGGGCGCGAACACCGCCAAGGAATACGCGCAGGCTGTGGGTGGCCAATTGGCCGCTGCGCCGTCCCAGTTCGGGCAGACTCTGGGCAATATGTACGGCTCCTACAACCAGGGCTACGGCACCTACAACCAGGGGCTGGCGAGCCTGGGGAACAGCTACGCGCAGAACTACGCGGCTATGGCTGGCGGGATTGGTCAGCTTGCCAATTCTCTAGGCAACACTTGGAACAACGCCCAAGCTAACAACCAAGCTGCCTCTGCGGCCGAGGCTGCGCGGCAGGCGGCGGTGTCCAATCTTGGCACCGCGGCCATGGCCAACTACGGCAATGTGGCTGGGCAGGGATTGCAGGCGTGGGCGCAGAATCAAAACGGATATCAGCGGTCACTGGCTGACATGAATGTCGGCAACCAGAACGCCGTGAGCCAGCTTGGAGTGGGCCGCTACAACGCGCTGGCTGGCCTTGGCAAGGCTGGCGCTGCCATGTCCGTTGGGCGCGATGTGGCCGGTGCGCTGCCAAGTCTGGCCGGTGCCGTGAATGGGAGCGGCAACTACGGCGCGTACAGTGGCGGCGGCGGAAGCTACGGCGGTGGGTTCGGAGATGGCATGCTGGACGGCCTGCGTGGCGACATCAACAACGGCGCAGAGCTTTCGTCGCTCAACCGCAACTACTCAACCGGCCTGAACTCCCTCAATGCCGACCAAGCCATTGCTCGCAACACGCCGCGGACAATGGTAGGTGATGCCTATGGCGCACTGATGGACTTCAACAAGCTGAACCTTGGCGCGTCGTCCAACGGCATGAATCAGTTTTATGACTTTGCCCGCGATTCCCAAGCCCGCAGCTACCGCCCCGGGCAGGAGATCCCCACTGGGTCTTTGTTGGAAGCCTTGGCGGGTGGTTACACCAGTTCTGCCAATCGCATCGGTGGCGTGCAGAACGACCTGAACTCTGGCTGGTCGGACAACAAGAACATCTACAACTCTTCGACGGCTGGCGTGAACGACCTGTTTGACCGCTCTATCGGCAACATGGGCACGTTCCGCAACCAAGCCCAGATTCAACAGAATGATTGGGCACTTCAGGATGCTGCATTGAACCGCCAAAAGCAACAGGCGGCGCAGCAGCGTGAAGACATCCTGGCCAAGTTCGGCTCGCCCGCAGCCTA